TGGAGCAGGCGGATAACTAAGGAGGGTACTGAGCGGTGTCTCGGTCCCTCCTCTTTTTTTGGAGACTTAGATGGATATTGGTAGATTAGTAAACTCTTGTGGCTTTGAAGCACCCAAGAAATCGTATAAACAAGACTTAAAAGTGGAAGACTTTATGAAAGCAAAGAAGGCTTTAGCCGCAGCTCATATCAAAGGCCCATGCAATATTGTTTGCACATCTCCGTGTGCCCCGAGCCCAATGATTAAGTATAACTGCAATCCATATGGCATCGGGTATCAAGAAGAAGGGATAACCCCCATGAAGAACTATACCGACAACTGTGCTACTGCTTCGGTTACTGGCGCCCGCCCGGACACGCAGATTCAGCGTGAGTATCTTGGCGAAAGGTTGGCCCAGACCTACCGTCAGCTCGACTACAAACTGGAAGAGCAGTTCCATCTGCACGTCTGCAACGAGCCGAAGAACGCCAAGGACCTCGTGGCTGCCATTACTGGCGGCAAGTTCAAGCTGGCTTCGAAGCTGGACGATCCTGAGTACGCCGACGAAATCAAGTACAGCGGTCCGTTCTGGGGCATCGACTTCGATGGTCCGCAGCCTGATCGCAAGGGCTTCGATCAGGCTCGTAAGGACCTGAAGGAAGCCATGACTAAGGTGAAGGACATCATCGTCATCAAGGATGCTGATGCTGGACTGGCTGCAGTCGAGGCGTTCGCTGCTTGGCTGCCGACTGGCCTTGCCAACTGATTGATCTGGATTCGTAGCTCAAGTGTATGAGTCCGCCCTGTAACGGCGGAGGTTGTGGGTAAGAGTCCCACCGTTTCCAGACAATAGTAAACCCCGGTTCCTCGCGAGAGGGCCGGGGTTTTTCTATGCCGATTTGAGATTTAAGGTCTTATTCGGACTGCTATGACAGGTCTAAATCTTTTGCAGCAGAGTAGGAGACTTGTAAAGGATGTCGTAAGGATAGATGCTATGATCGTTAGTAGGATCGATGCCTAAGAGATCCTTAGGATTCTTAGCCATAGCATCGTCTCCTTCAGAAGGTTCTTTTGAACTCCTACGCAGAACTTCAGCAGGTCCGGGTTCGTCTTCTCGGTAACGTTCGTACCTTGACGGTGGTCCTAATAGATCTTCGATAGAATTAGGTATTGCTTTATAACTATCTAAAAGAGGAGGTTCACCACGCAGTGCCCTGAAGGCTTCGTCAATCCTTGTACTAGGATCAGAGATACGGAGTATCTTATCTGTACGAGGCATAGTCTGCTCGTCAGGCCCGACTTCGTTCTTGTCTTGTGTACCCGGAGGACGCTGTACCATACCTTCGTCACCCTTAGGTGCGAAAGGCAGACCATCCTGACCGAGACCGCGTCCTAAGATACGATCCCGTTCGTCTTCGTAAAATGCTCCTGAACTACTACCGATACCCATTATTGAGATACCGGAGGCTTGACCTTAGAGTCAGTAGGCTTAGGCTTAGGAGGCGGAGCTGAGTTGCTTATAGAACTCCAGAACATCTTAACGATGTCAGACATACTCTCGTTACCCTTAGCATTAGGATCGAAGCCATAGCGTTGCATAGTAGACATCAGATATGACCCGACATCCCCACGGCCTTCTTGCTTGTAGACATTGGATAGACTGTACAGCCCGGTGTTAATTCGGTTAACTACCTGCACTGGCGCATGAACGTATAGCGCTTGGAGGTTGGTCATAGGCTGGTCTTTAAGATCTGTCAGCTCAAAGCGATTATTCTTGTCGTCGAAGTGTAGGTGGTATTGCTTACCACCGCCGAACTGTTCGGTGATCCACCCAGCGAATGGGGAGACATTAAGGTCGTGTAGTTCAGTACTGAAGAGCTGTTCACCGAATTCACGCTCAACGAATGTCCTATAGTTCTGCCACAACTGAGGCTTCTTCTGGCCTAGAGCCCACATAGTCTGGGTAGTCTCTGGAGACGTCAACTTGGTGAAGACATGGCCTTGGCCACCTTTAGGGTCTTCTGAAGATGGTTTATATTCATGGAGCAATCCATGAGTAGCGTCGCTGAAGAAACCATTAGCGATATTCTCTTTGATCTTGGGATCAGTCTTAGGATCGTTCAGTGTATCTATCGGAGCTAGCAAAGCTCCATAAGACTTAGGCGAAGTAACACCTTGTGCTTTAGCATCTTGAACTTGCTGCTTAACGTTAGCTACGCGACCTGTACTGATGCCAGTCTGTGTCATGACGTCTAAGTTCTGTAGCTTCAACCATTCACGTTCTTTCTGAGGAACATCACGACTGATTGCAAAGCTAAAGAACTTGCTAGCATCTGTTGGACTGATTTGCTGAAGAGCACCAACGAAACGGTTGTAGTTACGTACTACTGGATCAGGTGCATTGTATAGTAGATTAGTTGTATCTGCTGCAATAGCTTTATTGAAGTTCAAATGACTGAACGCTGCCTTAAGATCCTTGTCTTCTGCAATGCTGTGAATTGCCATGTCAAGAGAGTACATCTGACCTTCGATAGTCTTCTTAGCCAGTTCAGCATCGCCCTTGAATTGTTTATTAATGACAGAGTTAGCACCGCCTTGGTTAGCATAAGTAAAGGCGTCTGTAGCAATGTTATTACGTAATGCCTGTAAAGCCTGCCCCTTAGCCAGCATCTCTTCATCAGAGACCTTACCAGTACCTGCGTACTTCTGTAAAAAGTCTTTCAGAGGAAGTTCCCCACCTTCTCCACTTCCAGCTGTAACCAGCATCGTATTGATTTTATTATTTACAAGCTTAGCAGTAACATCGGATAGCTCAGTTTTGCCTGTGTCTACTGCATCCTCGCTCTGTCCCTTCTGAGCTGCTCTGAGATCTTGGTAATTCTTAAGAGTATACTTGAGTTTATTTTGCTCTCCGATCCAAAGATTCACAGCAGGAATTGTAGTTCTACCTGCGTCTAATGCATTTAACATATCCGCAGCATGAGGCGCACCTTCCATGTTCATCTGTCTAAGCTGAGTTCTAGTAGCGTTTAACTCAGTCTTACCTTCAGTAGAATTACGGTTGATATCTTCAAGAAGGTTCTTGATATAGGCATTAGCTACTGGGATACCGCTAGCCTTAGATACTTGATCATCGATATAAGAAACGTAACCGGGATATTGTGCTCTGTACTTCTTAGCAATCTTCTGCAATTCAAAAGTATAATCTGTGTCGTTGACCTTACCCGTTCCACCAATCTGTACAGCTTGCCCGATAGCTTTAACTTGGTCCATTCCGTTCTGCAAAGGAACGGGAATGTTATCAGGTGTAGTAGGTCCTTGGGTTAGGTCTTGTGTAGGTGTAGACGCTCTCTGAGCGTTCTTAACAGTCTCTAATGCTGCTTGATATTGTTCACGCTGACTATCGACATCCTTGAAGATATTATTCTCTAAACCCTTCTTGATACTTGTATCGATACCTGAGACTAGATCTCCGAAAGCATCTGTAGTTCCTTTCAATGCTGTAGCTGTACTAACATCTACTGGAGTAGTAGATATAGGACGCGTTACATCAGTCCAGATAGGATCACGAGTACTAGGAACTTGTGGGTTAAATAAAGCCATTACTCTTTTTTACCTTGTATTTTCTTGAATGCTTCGTAGGCATCTCTGTTCTTTTGATCAGTACCCTTGAAGGTAAGTAACCCTCCTAGATACGAAGTCTGCGTTGGTGCGTCTTTAGTCAGACTCCACCGTGCATCGTCAATACGTGTTTCATTACCATTAGCCCATAGAGACACAGCCGTACCGTACTTGTCTTCCGGATATCCGCTGAACCTCAACCAAGCCCAAGCTCTCTGGAAGAAGGCGTGGCTAGTCTTAGGAGAACTGTCTTGGGCGTCGAAGCCTCTGTTAGCTTCCTCGATAGACCTACTCAGAGCGTAAGCTTGAAGGTCTTTACGATCTTTTAATATCTGACCAATGAGATAGTTGTCATCAGCTTCTTGTAGATTAAGTCCAGTAACTGCCATAGTGACAGCATTCCAACGAGAGACGTCAGCCTGATGGGCTTCGTTCTTACTCAACCACTTACCAGTATTAGCAGCGACGATAGCTTTCCATGACTGGCGAACTACAGCTATTTCTTTGAAGATATCGATAGCGTCTTCGACTGTCGGGGGAAACTGTTCATCTTCAGGCTTGTTAGTCATCATTGAAGACATAGCATGGACGAAGCCTGAGAAGTCTCTGATTTGGTTAGCTAGAATAGAAGTGCTGGCACCACCTACCCACTGCCACCAAGGAGTGTCTGATTTAAACATATCCTTCAATTGAGACAACCCACTGGCACCTAGTTTGTTATTTAGATTATAGAAGTTACCCTTCTGAGCATCTCCACCGCCTGTAGCCCAAGCTAAAGCGAGAGACGTAGGCCCTTCCATCAATAACGTCGTAGCGTAGTTATCCCCGACAACATAACCTTGTTCGATAGCAGCCTTGCGGAAGTAATCGCTAATAGGTAAACCTGCTATACCGAGAGCACCGATACCGCCTATTGCCCAGTATATACCAAGCATTCGAAGCCGAGCTAAAACACGCTCGCCGGTTGTGTCAGCAAGACGTTTACCCCAAACCAGCTCAGCGAGACGTTGCTGATAAGTCAAGAATTGGCCTTGTAGACTGAGTACTCCGCTCTGCATAATACTAGCAGAAGCTCTGGACATATTACCGTCCATCATGTCTGCCCGATCGAGGATAGCCGCTGTCTCAGCTTCGGTGAATGCACCGTAAGGTTTAGCTACGCGAGCTTCCTTCCACGCTGTATACCAAGCACCTAGACGTATCTGGTGGGATATGCCTTTGAAGAAGACAGTGCCCATCTCTAGCGCTGCGTGGAGATCACCTCCAACCCAGCGCTTATTCAATTGAACGTCTAATGGTGCATGCTCCCCGCCGCCCGTAGCCGCGAACCCACGACGTTCTAATTCCAGCGTAGCTTCTTTCCACTCACCGGGCTTCCATCTGTGGGAGCCGATACCGGGCATGACTAGCTTAGTAGCCCAGTCATCTAATAGATCTAAGTACCCCGGACTCCTAGCACCACGACTCCAGTTATAAAGAAGATTTGCCACGGTACCAGCACCAGCTGACCTAGGAGCTACCGCGAGAATAGTGGCGAAGCTTTGCGCTTGTGTAAGAATAGTAGTAGGCGTGAACAATCCCATTGTTACTTGGTAGGCGTAACTTCTTAGAATGGATACCGGATTAGTGAAGTTATTAAGCATCCACAGCGGTACGATGGGTCCCTTAGGACCGAAGGTATCGTAACTCCAACCAGCCAATCTGACAGCTGTCTCATGAGCAAAGGTATCGAATGGACTAGGCATACCGATGAACTGCTGAGCTTTAAACCTATTCGCCATGATCTGGCGTTTAAGACCAGCAGGCATACCGGGCTTGTACGCCTCGGGATTGTTAGCTTCGTGGAAGGCGCGGAATGGAGCAGATCTGATGAGACTCTCATCCATCTTCATCCACGGACCGGCTTCACGAAGGAATAGCTCTACGGTGAGTAGCTTATAATCATCCATAAGCGTGCTCTGCGCAATACGATTTATAGCACGGCTCATCGTTGTGATAGGATCTACGAACTTAGCAGGCTCTACTACAAAGATCGGATTGTGTTTAGTACCCTTGACGTTCAAACTCTGGAGATCGTGACTGTCACGCTCTTGAGTGTAACCGACTTGATACTGGCGTGCGAGACTACCGTTCTTGGTTTCATCTTGGAAACTATCGATAACAGTACCATTAGGACGAGTAATCTGGTAACGCTTGTTAAGCGCATCACCCATGTCAATAATAGATCTACCTTTAGGAACAACGCTCAACGGTTCGAAGACATCGCCGGGATTCTTAGGCAGATGTAGTTCCGGAGGAACCATCTCCCCTGTAGTAGGATTCTTAGTCTCTTTGAACTTAACAGCCCAGTCTTTCCATTCGATAGGCCAGATGGTCTTCAGCAGAGCTTTAGCTGTTGCAATATCCTTCTTGACCATCAGTTGCATAACTTGGTTGAGACCCCTAGTAAAGTCTTCAGCAGCCCTTGGGTTGCTGGTAAGCATCACTGTAGTATCACCAACATAACTGTCCAAGACAGTACCACCAGCTTTAGTACGTACCATCTTAGCTTGTTTGACAGCGTGGGTGAAATCATAGTCGAAGTGACCGCCACTCAGCCGATTGACTTGATCGTTATAGTCTAGAGACTTCATCTCAAACTTAGGCGCTACTACGTAACGTACGAGCTGGCGTCCTAGTCCCATCTTGGCGTAAGGGAAGCGTTCTGGGTTGTAGACTTCGATAGCAGCCATACGACCTGAGCGTACTTGCTCGACGAGATCTTTATAAGACCCACCAAGGTTGGAAGCCAGTCTAAGATCGAGCTTACCATCAGGACGTACTACAAGTAGAGGGTATCGTCCGCCGGGTAGCTCCTTACGAGTAGTACCTTCTACGAAGCCACTGTCAGTAGTGACACCATTGGTGTCTGTGACACTGAACTGATGTTGTTCTACAGCCAGACGAAGCTTGTTGGTTGCCTCACGATTGGCACGAAGAACTCTGTCCATCTCGTACGCTCTGCCCCAAGCAAGATAACCTTGTAATTCGGTGAACGTCGGCAGACGATTGAAGTTACTCAGCCAGAAATGGTTGATCTCTGTAGCGGTCTTGTAGTAATAACCTTTAGTTCCCGGTATCTCCGGGTTAGGTGTATGGGGTCCAGCCTCTAACGCACGCTGGAAGTCTTTCCAGACTTGACGACGTGGTATTCTATCTTGCAGAGAATTCTTATCGTACATCTCAGCTTTAGTGTACGGAATACCAGTTACTTGGTCAACACGTTCGACACCACGGTAGACATCGTTGATGTACCGCATCTCTTCCTGAAACATCTTGTGGTAATTAGAAAGACTAAACGTAGCGGTCTTACGAGCTTGACGCTCTAGGACGCTCAACGTTTCATCTGAGCCCAGCGCGTAACCGACACCGGGGATGGTCTTTAACCAATCTCCGAAGCCACTCTTACCAGCCATAGATCTAGCGGTATCAAGATTAAGCAGAAGATCCTTCGCCAGAGTGCTATTCTCTGGCAAGGTTTTGTAAACAATCAGATGGAAGCCTAAGCCCTGCTGTTCGATTGTAGCTCTAGCTAGGTCGTCCTCTGATTTAATTGTTGGATGGAAGGTTACCTTAGTACCCTTGACTTCGATTGGAATATGTCCAAGAGCAGGGCGAGTAGTTGTAGCTACTTCAACTCCACCGTCAGTAAAGATACGGGCTTCGCCATTTTCTACACGTACTTCCTGTAGACGTGACTGTGTCTCCCATGGGCGCTGTAGAGCTGCCTCAGGAACGTACTGGCGTAATCCTTCTTTACCCTTGAGATCGTACTCAAGAATACCGTGTACTCTGGCTGCAGTCCTTGCTAGTTCTTCACTAGAATACTGTTCACCTGTTTCATTACCTAACCTGACTGGGACAAAGTTCTCACCAGATACTGGGTTAGGGATAGGACTACCGATGTCCAAGATCATATTACGGATCGTTGGGTTGCTGTTACGGACTTCCTCTAGGACTTTACGTACTTGAGTTTCCGTAGCTTCTTGCAGGCCTGTTCTCTGAACCTTAGCAGTGTTGACAATCGTATCAACGATATTGGTAGCTGAGTTATCAAACTGTGCTTCGATACGGGTAACTAACTCACGAGATAGACTGCCTGTCTGAACAGCATCGTCTGAGAAGACATCTTTGTCAGCCTTCAATCCTGTAGGTAGACTGTCTGTGGCACGACTAATAGGGTCTTTACCAGTCCTTACGAATGGCTGGGCAGTAGGACGATACACCCCGTCTATGTCAGCGCGTAGATTAGGAGTGACTGTCTGAACAGCAGCTTCTGCTGCGTCACCAAACGTATCTGCAGTTCTGGCTGCGTCAGGTCCGGGTAGACGCCCACCTCGGACACCTTGTCTGAAGCCTGTGCGCATTTGATTGAACAGCCTTGCGCTATCGATCAAAGGAGCAGCAACTACTGTCGTATCAACTAATGGCATTACGTCATTGATGACACGGTCAGATGTAGACATACCTAAGACAGCTTCAACGAACTGCTGTGCTAAATGGAGATGAGTACCCTTGAGCTGGTCGACGACAGCGTCGAACTTGTCTTTGAACTCAGGAAATGGCATACGCAGAAGAGCCCGTGTCTTCTGATAGAGATTCTCTCCGGGTAGGATACTTCCAATAAGACTGCCATCTACAGCTTCCATAGCAGCCTGAAGCTTCAGTGGATTGTAGAAAGGAACCATCGATTCAACCATACCACCTAGGTGTTCGATGAAAGGTTGGTTAGCTTTGACATCTGCCAAACGATTAGCGACAGTCTCAGCGTACTCACGCTGGGTCAGCTTGTCTTCAGCAATAGCCTTAGTCTTAGCGACTTGATCCGGCATCTTTTCCATTGCTTCATCCATCCAAGTATCTTGAATGTTGAATGCAGCGTTATAAGCACGGTTCATATACTGCTTAGCGTAAGCAGACTCTACAACTGAACCGGGATCAGTCTTAGGAAACTGGGCGAGCTTCTGGACTTCAGCGAGATTAAGTGGACCTAGCTTTTGATTAGCAAGATCTGTAATCGCTTTGACGTTACCAATGCTAGCCTGTCGATCAAGCTGAGCAGCAGCATCCTGACGGATGCCTTGCTCCTGACCTTGAGTATACATCTGGTATAATTCAGTAGGAGTCTTACCAACGATATCTCCTAGCCCGAATGAAGTCTTAGAAGCAAGCTTTTGCGCAGTATCCGATGACGGAGCAGGATCACCTACTGCGTTAGGATTAGCAGAGACTTGGTTGACTTCAGGCTGAGTTGTATCGATAGAGACTTGTTCTACAGGATCCATTAATATAGACCACCTGTGTTGAATGCTCCCGGCGTACCTGAGTAATTCCCCGTTGACTTACCGAAACCTCCAAAGATACTGCCAAGAGGACCTGCAGCTTTACCAATAGCGCTTCCAGCTTGACCAATCGCTTGGTCTGTAGCCATCTGGCCTTGGATACCTCCAAGTCTAATCTTGTCTTGACTGATCGTACTATTGATCTGGTTGATATCTCTTCCGAACTGTAGGTTCTGATTGATACCTGCAAGATTAGTAAACAATTGTCCGCTGTTCTGAGCTTCTCCGCCCGGTAGTCCTGAACCTAGTGAAGCTCCTTGGTTAACAGCAGCATTGACGCCTTGAGCTCTAAGCCTCTGGGCTACTCTGAACTGTTCTAAGCTCTGACGTTTAGCTGACAATTCCATCTGCGCTTGCTTCTGATCATTGATGTTTTGTTCTTGCTTAGCCATGTCCTGCTGGACACCGTAGGCTGCTTTAGCATCGGAAGCACCACTAAAGGCAGAAAAGAGTTGAGTTCCTACGCTAACTGCAGTCAGCGCTAAGGTAAAAGGATCCATTATACGCCTTGATTAACCGTGTCCATAAGACTCCAGCCCATGATGTCGAAGGGTTCGTTGACCCATGAAGATATTTTGATTTGCATTACCAATCCTCTGCCTCTCAGTCTTACTTTAGCAAAGCTGAATCCATAATTAGGCTTAATATTTCTAATTACCTGTTGAGAAGAGAATCTTCCGGAGTTTCCACTCGTAGCGTAATCCCAGATACTCTGTATCTTATAACTACCTAGAGGATCGTTTCTTGAGAAAACATAGATGTAAGGAGCTTGAAACTTCAATAATGATTTACCTGATAGACTGAACCCAGTTACGAAGTGACTTTCGTAGGACACACCGACGTTATCGCTAGAAACCCAATCCTTGAAATTAACGTCGTCGTTTAATTCAGAGAATGTAGTTTTATCATTAGCGTTGGTAAGGTACTTAAATACAGGATCTGGTGAAGTACTTCCGCCCGGTCCTTGTACGTAATTAATACCTGATATCCAATTATGGATACTAGTTATTGTGTATGGATAAAACGCTTTGTTGTAGACGTTATAATTTAGTATCTTATCAAATCTGTAGCGATCTCCGAAGGCTACTTCAATCTCAGACTTATAAATCCATTGAATAACGTAATCGATTGGATGGTAAGCTCCGCGGACATATTTCTTACTTTGTATAGGAATGTTATTATAAAACGATAATATCGTCCCGACCGTAATAGGTTCTACCGACAGTCCGCCTTGCTGCTGAGGTTGGACCGAATAAATACCTTCTTCATTCCAGAAATAAGGCAATCCCATTACATCTACAAAGGATGTACTTGAAATACTCTGTACGGAAGATATTTTAGTTATAGTATAGTCATCGGCTTTGAAACCTATTCCTTGACTACCTGTGATAAACCATACACCATTGGCAGCGAAGACAAGCATGCCATTCTGAATAGGAAAGAGTTTATAAATCGGACCGGAACCTTGGACGGTTATTACACCGCCATCAGTAGGAAGAAGATCGAAGAGTGTTTCGGAAGTAGGATCGTTGACTTGATAGCAATTACCGAAGTTAGTTTGACTACCGACATTGACTTGGGAAAAATATATATTCTCCGTCCAAATATAAGCGGCTGCATCGCCTTTTGCTTGCTGACCAGAGTTTAATCCTGTAAACCAAGTCCTGCCTTGAAACCATGCTCCGTTGTTAGGTCTTAAATTAGTAGTAACATCAGTTAAGCCTGATATAGAAGAAACTAGACTACGTTGCTGTGCAAAGGCATTTATAATATAATGTCCCTGCGGAGCTTGTCCTGCAGATAACGTTACTTTAGGTTGGGTAGTAGCTGGATTAAAGGTATCAGTGTCGTCCTTAAAATACCACCATACGTCAGCGTTACTAGGATAATTACCTTCAGCACTAAACCAAGTATTTATATAACCGTGGTTAGTTGGCGAGATAAACCATCCATTAATAGTTTGTCCTCCATAAGTAGTATTAATAGCCGCTATATTAACAGTTAAATTTGTTCCTACATAAGCTGTGACTGTACCCCATGCTAAAGTAACTCCAGTTGGAATAACAAAACTACTTCCGGTATAAGTCAGTACTACTAAGTCACCTAGAGTAACTCCCATTCCAGCAGGTACTGTGAATACTTGAGAAGTTACAAACAATCCTGCTACGGTTGTAGAGTTAGTTGCCCAACTACTACCTGCAGTCCACCCTTGATTAGAAAGATTATAATTATGTTCAGCAGAGAATACTGCAGGACGTTGATTGACTGTGAGACCATCAGGCATACCTGAGAAATCTCGTATATTTACTGCTATTACATGAGGAGTAACTACGTTGGTAACAGGATCAAAGCTGCAATACACAGGTTCTGTAGTTGGACTGTAAACGAAAAGATATCCATTACCATCCGCAAAAGTACATTCAGTTTGAATTAAACTCCCGCCTGTAGTTATATAAGAAGTAAGATCTACTGTAGTTGGAAGATTCCAAGTAGACAGAGGGTTATCAATAGTAGCGCTGCTAGCTTTATAAAACCTAAGAAAATTGCCTACTTGAACTACTATTAGTTGAGTACTACCGTCGCCACCTACATTGTTCCATTTATAGGTATTAACTACAGAATTACTAATAATACTAGTCATTGCGAAGTTGTCTTCGTAGTCCATGCCTGAACGACGTAGAACATCTCCAATAAGAGTGAACTCGCAATTATCAGCATCAGTAGCAGCATTCTCAGGGAAGTTAAGCCCAGTGAACTCTGTCATCAACCCTTTAGTGAAGTTGTTCTGTATTACAGGAACATTAGGCACTAATCGAGTACTTCCTTAATCCGCATATTCCTACGCTCGTAGTAAACATCAGCGAACTTCTTCAATGCTTTAAAACTTGTAAACTGTCCTTTAAGAATAGGCGGGACGATACCCATGTCATACTTGAAGTACCACATAGTCGAACTAGGATCTTGAATAGCATGGAGCTTATTCTTCCCAGAGAATAATCCGGAGTCTACCATACCAGCGGAAGACAAAGTCTTCTTACCGTCTATAACTTCTAAAACAAGAACCCTGTCTTGTGAACGCATTTTACTTTCAGCTGCTTCAGCCATTTATTCCTCTAAGGTTACCGTCATTGTTGAACCCTCTGGTGCTATATAGCGAACCTCCTAGCCTACCGAAGTTCGCAAGTTCATCGAAGTAACTCGGTCGATTAATAACTGACTTGTTCTTCGATACTGAACTCCACTGCCGCTTAGTCTCCTGCATTGCCAATTGATGTGGCTGCTGCTTGAGAACGTAGAAGGCCAATGCCTTGGCTTCGTTTAGAAGCAAAGGAAATTCTTGATGATCTAAAGTAGGTATGAAAGTATCTACAAGATTAAAAACTGGAAGAGTCTGTCCGTAGCACTGTGTCTTAATACTCTGTAGTGTTGAGTCTTGAGTATTGTCGTAAGAATCGAAGATTACTGTTTCATTACCGAAGATAGCGCAACACTTAGGCTGTCTATCGTTCATATAGTAAATTGTATATCCTTGCGGAGAAAACATCGTTTGTACGTTGCTATCAGCAGGATTGAAGCCTTCGACATAATCAAGTAATTGGCGGACAGATAGTATCTGGATATCCGCGTATCCCGGAGGGGCGAGTAATCCAGCGATCTTGGAGATAATCCAAGCTGTAAACGTACCTGATCCTATAATAGAAGTTATATTAAGTACTAATGTACTTCCTGTATAGCTTGTAACTGTACCGGACATTTGATTGACACCGGCTACAGCAAGAGCAGGATCACCTGTATGTATCAGCAATCCTGTTGCTACAATAAAGGTTTTAGTACCAATACCGATTGTATTAGAAGTAACCGAAGACGTAGACCAAGTACTACTGTTGATATCTGTATTTACGTCATGACCATCACTAGGACCAGTACCGTCTAGAATATTACTATTGAAATACTTAATCCAGTCAATACTGATTACTCCATCTGGGATTGTCATCAGCGTAGGCTGCAGAACATTCAAAGAAGGTTCTAGCTGAATTAGCTGGCTACTATCTGGAAGCTTTGCTCTAGAGACAATGTCGAAGTATTTAGAACGTATGATGTTGGCTACTTGCAGAGATTCTGCAGTATCTGAAATACTATTGACTTCATCCGAACTCATCTCGGAGAGGATGGTTTGGGTCATTTCGAGAAGATTGTATTTCATCCTCTACCCTTCCAAGCTGTTACAAATAAGAAAGCTACAACGGCGTAAGGAATGTACATTAACTCAGAAGGCCAATTCATGATTTCCCATGTATATTCAGGAGCATATCCGTGTATACAAAGGTAGTAAGCCTTCAAGGCTGTCCACACACCTACTGGAAACATGATGAAATCACGAACAAGACGGACACCGAGGTCATCTTTAAACGCTATAGCTACTTGAGCCCGCGTTTGAATAACAGCGACATCCGTTTTATTATCGTCCTGTTGGCGGGCTAATACAGTATCTTGTTTCTTATTATAGATCGAAGATACCGTATTCAGCAAACCTTCAATGATTGGTCCTACAATAGGGAGCCAACTAAGCATTACTTAAGATCCAAAGCATTCCTACGACGAGCGATTTCGTCGATGATACCCTTGATAAAGACTATACCGCCGGTCCACATAACTTGTGCTTTGGAGAATCCGGTATTTAGATCAAGACCTAGCAACGGACTCCAATCCATATATCCTACAGCTGTAGTAACCAAACCTGTAATAGCGGTTAAACGTGCTAGTAAGATAGTCTCTGAATACTTGAAGAAAGCTTTTACTTCATCCCACCAAGTACTGACGGGAACAGCCGAAGCCGGAGTTATTACGATTTTGTCATCCATTTTGTTTTTCCTGACGTCTGAATTCAATCCATTCGACTGCGATAAACGCCACGAATGCTGTAATTAATATTGTTGGGATTAGCCAAGCCCAGTGATGTACTGGTGTAGCTGCGATAGTAGCTGTACCAACAACTACAGTAGCTGTAGCAGCAGTTGCAGCAGGAGCTGAAGATTTCGGATTAGCTAATGCAAGAGAGTCCTTACGAACACGATCTACCCGTGACTGCCAACCTCTACCGAAGTGCATCCAGTCCGATCCATTACGAATGTTATGGAGGAAGTGTAATCGTTCGTCGTTGATGCCGTTGATCTGGTCAATAGTACTCTTATCTTTGAATTGAGCTAATACTGAATTAGCTCGGCCCACACCACTATTAACGCCATAATCAGCGACAGTATAATCAAGACCCGAAGCCAGCGTATCACCATTGACAGCATCCCAATACCTCGTCTTGTAGATTGCTTTAGCTTGGTCTACCGTCATGTTCTTAACGTCTTCGGCAGTACCAGCTTTGTTGATATATTTCTTGTAGTCTGCGATAGTGATACCGAAGTTAGTCGGACCACCTTTGTCATTAGGATCGTTAGAATAACCACCCTCTGACTTGAGGACTTCCTTTATAAAGAAGTCATAATTTTGTTTCATGTTTTACCTTAAGAAAGTGGATAGTAAATTACAGTTACGTCTGCAGTAGCAGCAGTACCTTTAGCTGTCTGAACTCTGAAGAACAAATTAGCAAAGTCTAATGCTGTAGCGCCGGTAGCTGTCAATGTAGCCGATTGGAAGTTAGCAGCAGTCTCAGCAGCTGAAGCAGTAACAGCAGAAGCCGTTCCACTCGCTACCACAGCTGTACCACCAGCAGCAGCAGCAGAGAATACACCAAAGGTTGAGGCTACTAAAGTTGAGCTTGCATTACCAATTACAATCGATTGAACTTGATAACGGGTGAACCCGGAAGGAAGCGGTATTGCAATAGTAGTATCGGTATTAGCTAAGTTAAAGTTGACCCCTCTTGTTACTACCATTCGTTGTGCAGGGGAAGCACCATCGATTGTAGGTAGAGTAATTGCTGGTGAAGTGATAACAGGAGATGTCAGCGTCTTATTAGTCAGCGTGTCTGTAGAAGCTCTAGCTACTAATGTATCTGTAGCAGATGCTGGTAAAGTAAAGCTACCACTTCCAGCTACTGTTGGTGCATGTACAAACGAAGTACCTGAAGTAGCACCAACGTAAGTAACACTATTTGTCGTAACTGTACTGGCAGCAAAACCTCCTGAACCTCCATATAAAGCAGAAGGAGGAATAGTAACTGAAGAACCTGAAGGAGAAGCACAGTACCAGTACGGCAATAAACCGATTACCGCTGTAGTTCCTAAGCCCCAGTAACAACCACTTATATTAAAATGGTTTATATTGGCATCGATATTTAAAGCTTCGGAAGGTCCGATACTAAAGACATAAGAACAGTTGTAAAGGTTAAGATTTTTGATACCTTTAGCAAAAAGACCTTTACGAGCATTATCGAAAGTAAAGTTACGCAAATTAACGCATCCGTAACTACCTACTTTACAATTAATATAAACGCTATAATCTACACCGGCTGGATTACCTTGCTCACTACGTCCACCAAGTGTTAAACTCGACGTATTAACCAAGTTAGCCATATTAAAGGTACAACCTGTACCAGAACCTGAAGTACTTGCTTGTGTAGCAGGTAGATTAGGATAATTTACACTGTAAACACCCGGAGTAAACAAGACGGCTGTAGTTACAGCACCACCACTAACAGAAACAACTCTTACTTGAGCTTGCTGTGTAAAAGTCCCACCTGCTATAGAGATTATATCTCCTATCGCATAACCACTACCACCGGCAACAATCCCATTAACTAAGTTAAACGGAGAAGTATCGTTAGAGTAATACCCATAAGAACCAGTAACCCAGTTACATTCCTCGTAATAAGTATCGTAAGTAATAACACCGGGGTCTACAGTTACAAGTGGGAAAGTAGTACCACTGCTTAAGAAATAGACGCCTTTGAAGTCAAAGCTATCTGCTGCGATGTTGACATTTGGATTTAGAGAATGTTGAAGAGGTTTATCTGCCGCCCAAGTATTAAACCCATAACATTTAAGAAACTGTCGCCCACGGGTTCTAACCGCTCCTGATCCAGTGCCCCCGGACCAAGTGCCAAAACCACCTGCTCCATAAATTATGGTGTTCTCAAACATAACTCCATTGAAGTCAATCAAGTCTACAGCAACCTTAGTAAAGGTTGTATCCGAAGAATAAATTGATATATCTTTCAAAGCAAAGCTAGACCAATCTAATGAATTAGCTGCGCCAAAACTTAAGAACGAACTGTTGCTAGTGGGTTGAAATTGAAGTGTACATCCGTAAACAGCTGAACCTTGTAAAACAACCTTCTGAGGTACAGTTAATGTTGAATTAAAGACGTAGTTTCCCGCATTGAAGGTTACTTGAAAACCATTAGGATTCGCGGAGACTAAACTATTCCAAGCAGTTACGTTTTGAGCACCAGTTTTGGCTATACCACCACCGTATTGCTCAAGAGTAATATTACTTAATTGAGTTGTCCAAGTCGTATCGTAGTTAGTATTACTGGCTTTAGTCAAAACCTGACCAGTAAGACCTCCTGTAGGGGTGCCTTGAATCGTGATGCTTCCCCCGCCATTGAGAAGAGCGGCGTCTAAAACACGAATGGGTTCTGTGCTGCTGGCAGGCACAGGAAGATTAATAATACTCTTAGAATTCATATCCAGAGAGGAAAGCATCGTATTAGGAGCAGTCCCATCTCTGGATAGAGTATTGTCGAATGCAGCTGTTATTGCTGCACTATTAGAGTTGATAGCATTTACAGCTGTAGTTTCATTCTGTAAATTAGCTAAGTCTGTAAGTACTATTTTGCTCATTATAAACTCGAAAAACTTGTAACAACAGCTAATTTCCTTAGACCCACAGGATCTAGTGAAACAATGTCGTATATACCTTTACCATCATTAGCAGTAATTCTTAATAGATTGTATGTTCTAAAAAATCTATTATCTGAAAAATAGCTACTGCCTTCTGCTGTAGCTATTGTATCAGAAGTTGTGTAATCCATGCAATTAGGTTGTCCGGGTAAACCTGACTCTATGGATATTGAAAGATTGCTGGGATTAAAAGCCATTAAGCCGCGCTCCCTGCAACAATCCAAGTAGTAGAACCTGTACTGTTCATATATAGACGAGTACCAGCACCACCGTCGAGGCGAATGTACATCGAACCTTTAGGAGCAGTAAAGGTGGGTGCACCAGTACCTGCGGTAATAAGAGGTTGGTTCGCTGCAGGGATTGGAACATTAGTCATGGAATCATACGCAATCTGCGCACTATCCCACTTATTACTGTTCCCTGTAAAATCAAGAACTTGTGATTGTACCATTTATTATCCTTTAGTAAAATGGGGAGTTTTTAGGCTCCCCATATACTTACTGAGTGATTGTACCAATACCACGCCAATAGATACGCACCTTGATGCGACCGGCACTGAAAGTACCAGCGGCAAGAGCGGTTACGAGATTCTTATGGGTTGTATCAGTCGAATTGCTGCCAATGATGCCACCTGCAGAGGTAGAACCATTAGTTAGCGTGACTTTCTTACCAGCTGTATCGATGCTAGCTGTAATAATAGCATTGACAAAAGCTGTATTAGAAATAGCAGTCATCGTAGGCGGATTAGTAGTGCTAGTAAGGGAAATATACCCTGTACCAACGCTTACTGAAGTACCACCAACTGCACCGACTTCGACATCAATAACCACTTGTTCAACAAATGATTGAGATCCCGTCGGGAAGACTGTAGTAAACGACTGTGCCAAAGGCGAAGTCGTCAGTGTAGTAAGATCGATAGTGAATTCTGCCACACGGAGATCTCCGTAAGACAAATACTCACCACCTGTTTCGGGGACAGCCTTGGAAGTTCCGAACTGACGAAACTTTCCATCGTTGTCCATCCAATTACCTGAAACCATAATAGTAGTCTCCTTTAGCTGGGAACAACGCCGAGGGCGGTGATGATGGTGATCATATTCTCAGGGCGGTATAGCTTGAAGCCATACTCGGCAATCGTCAGATACTCGTCTTGCTGCAAGTCCATGTTGAACTTATTATAGACAGTAGGTTGCTGACGGAAAGCACCGATCCAAGGAGTAGTATCTCCGGGAGCGGCTGAGAAGAAGAAGTTGCAAACACCTGAAGTGACAGCAACGCTGTTAATTGTTTCCGAGGCAATCGCCGGGAGATAATTAGAAACGTAGATATCAAAGCCATAGATATTGAAACGGAACTTAAAGCCCGTCACAAGACCTGTGCCCACAACATCACTCCACATAGGTGTGGGAGTCATGAGGTTGACAAGGTTGGCTTGAGTCTGTAGTGTATAAGCAACTGAGGGATCAACCACAGCACAGAGGTTCGTCAAAGGCACGTTTGCCTTAGTCAGAGCGTACTGAGCACGAGCGAAGTCCGATAGAGTGATGCTCTGGCCTGTGCCAGAACCCACCCAGCGGTGATCCGCAAGGTTGATGATGTTAGGGGAGCTTGCAGTTTGTCCTGCATTTGCCTGAGCAAAGATGCGAGTCTCAACAGCTTCCATTAGCGCCCGGTGTTCGCGCGGCACAAAGGCCGAGATAACTTGGTTCGCGTAGAAGGAGTCACGCTTAAACTTTTCGCTGATTGCATGAGCAGAATACTTATACTGGTCAAACGAGAACTGGAAGTTACCAGTGTCCATCTGATTGTACTTGATTGCCTGACCTTCATTGAAGTCGGCAGTTTCTGCTTCACCAATCGACGGAATGTTAATTGTGTACCCGTCGGGGAAGTCGGTGAGGATCTTGACAAACTTCATAGCGTTCAAATCGTCAAGCAGGAGTTCTTTGAGGTTACTTGACCACAAAGTTGTCCTGATGAGATTTGCTTGTGTGAGGTCTGTAAAACCTGCCATAAAGTAATCTCCTAGTGTCTAAATAGACACGAGTTAGTGAATATTAGTTCTCGAAGAAAGCCATTCCCAACTCTTGGGAATCCTTATCCATCTGAACTGCGATTTTAGGATCATGATATATTCTTGGGTCTTTCGCCTTTAGCGCCTGATAATAAGCGTAGTTACGTTTCTCAGTCTTAGGTGCGAATGTGTCCATCCGTTGCTGGGAGCGTACTGGGGGCTGGAAGCTGTCTACTCGCTGCGGAGGATTAATACCGAATGTGTTGAAAAACGCATCAGGAGACTCCTTAGCTAGAGCATTCATGCTTTCATTTGAAATACCAAGGGTATTCATTCTATCCTTAAGAACTTCGGCATAATTACCGCCGAGAGTTTCTTTTAACTTTTCTTGAACCTTATTGAAATTCTCACTAGCCTTCCGCTGCTTTACGACTTCGTCGAATTGCTTGGAGACTAAGGTTTGTAGTTCAATAGGATCGATCACTGGCTTTTTCTCACCGTCCGCATTGGGTTGTCGCGTATCAAGTGTTAGACTTCGGGCTTCTAGTTGGTCAACCAACGCCTGTAGTTTTGCTTCAGTTATTTCGTTTTTAGCTCTGTTCTGGTTCTCATCCCAGAGCTTCTTGTAGTCCGTCCGGAGTTCATCCTTCTGGGTTTCCAAAGTTCTAATGTATCGGTCAGATTCTACTTTGGCGGTTAACACCTCTTCAAGTGGCTTGTCTTTCCACTTAGCACGAGTTTGTTCTTCGAATGCCTTATCGGCTTGATTACTCTGGTCGAGCAAGTCCATGGGTTTCCTTTTGGTCTAGGTTAATTAGTGATTGGATGTTATTGAGACAGCGGCGGTATCCATTCGCATCTGCTTGCCTGTAGTCCCAGCCGGGTAACTTGTATACGTCTGGATTTATCTCGGCTCTACCAAGACTGTCTTCGTCTTCCTTTAGGAGCTGTGATAGGCGATCTAGCGCTGTACGACTGCCGAGAATAGTATTGCGAAAACGTTCTTGTATTTCTTCAGGTTCATTCTTTAAGTGCTTGGTCCATACACTCTTCATTGTGTTCCAATTGTTCCTGTCGGTGTTGCGTTAGCAGGAGGCTGCCTCTGTAGCCCCATTCCCGGTGACGGGGGAGGAGTTGCAGGTTGTCCGTTCGGACCCAAGTCATGGTCATGCCCCATACCTGTTGCAGTGCCCATCTCCTGATGGAGTTGTTCTTGCAGTAGCTGGATTTGACGCTGTCCTTCTGCTTGTTCTTGCAAAGAGATAAAGGGAACGACAATACTGTAGTCTTTTAGATTAAAGATGTCTTCGATGAGCTTAGCACTCTCAATACCGGAGAAATGAGGCTGCACAATCGGCCACAATCCTGACCCGGTCAATGATGTAAGATTTTGGATTAGTTCAGCTTGTTCTGCGAAGTGTCGAGCGGCGATAGGCTTAATGCGGCCTACGCCTGTAATGTCTTCGACAGTCAATGTCTGAAAGGTAGCGAACTTCAGATCGTCGTTGAATACACGGATGCTTTGAACACCGTTGAGATTACGACGAGCCAGCTCTAGCATAGCGTTGAGAATAGGCTCTACGACTTGCTCTTCAAACTGATTGATCTTATTCTGGAACAGACGACTGGCAGCGTTTTCTAATCGCTGGACCTCGTATTTAGTCTTTTCGCCGGGGCTTCTAAAGCCCATGGCTTCCTTGGGTGCACCAGCCATCTCTTCCATGAGACTTGCTATATAAGCAATCTCTGAGTTTGATTGCATGATGTTGACATCAGGCTGGACAAGTTCTACATCTCCTTCTTCGGAGGTAAAGATCTTCTCACCCGGACGCCAAACGAAATCTTCGACAAAGCCCTTGATCTTCTGAACTGGATAAGTAGTCAGATCCCAGATATCGGCTTTCATGTTTTCGACATGATCCATCCGGTATTGCATACCGACTAGATTGTCTAATGGACCCATTCCCCAGAGGTTGTCTTGTCTCTTACGCCAAGGGGCGTGGAAGATCGGTGGATACCCAAAGAAAGAAGGATTAGGCTTATTACCAATAAGCTTATGACGATCAACAACAGTTACTACACGATTCTTTTCAAAGATGTCCGTATACGGATCGTACCAATCTCCATAGAAAGTAAGGACTTCGACAGTATCTGACAACAAATAGTCACGGAAGGAACCGAAGCCATCCATCGCAAATAGCCGATCGCGCTGCATCCAGTCACCTGAGAAGGTTCTGGCTTGGAAACGGAGGTCTTGTAGATAACGGTAGAGTTCTTGGTATGTATCTCTATTCTCGTCGTTAGTCATACGCTCTAGAAGATCTTTCAATTCTCCTAGGCTTATAATAGAACGAATGATCTTTGGCGAAGACATGAAGTTCTCTGCCGTTGGGTTCATCACTAAATCTAGTGGCGAGACTCTACGAACAGATGGGCCGACATATCCTGATTGAATATAACCGGGCTGCTGGACACGCTGATCAGTCCACTCTACGGTAGCGAAGCAATTACCGAAATCGATGTAATCTTGGATGATTTTATCGAGTTCATGCTTAAATGTAGGCTGTTCGATACACCAACTCATATAGTTGACAATAGCATTACGCTTGTCACGACTGTTGGAGTCAGCTTCGTTAGCTTCCCAGATCAACCATTTCCTCTTCGGAAAGAGAGTTGCTGTATAATTGCTGTAGAGATTATCACGGATTTGACACAACTTAGGAATTGTAGTTGTGTTCTTCCACGGATTCTTGCTGTTGCTAGTCTGACGGGTGTTAGTAGCGTAGACATATCTACGGACTTCTTCCCAGTCGACTTTCTTTGGTTGGCGCAATCCTTCCCAGCTTAACCAACGTTCAGTAATTCGTGTAGCCAATAAATCTGGTACTAATACTGCCTGTAGCTCTAAAACTTTACCCGTCACACGACACCGCCGAATTGACTGTGATATTGAACTTCATCGTTATTTTGAATTCTCTTTATTGCAAATACACTCATCGGAGCCTTACCTTGTGCAAAATCAATTGCAGAAGCTAGTGCGTCCTTGATATCGTCGTGGGCTGGGTTTTGGTAGATTAATTCTTCCTCAAGATATTGAATGTTACCGCCTTGATAGTGCCAAATCTGACCATTGGAATACTTAGGTTCTAGAACACTCATGATCCGTTCTTCCTTCGAACCGATCCAACGAGTAGGTCTGAATTCGTCTACAGACAAAGACAACCCATGTGGACGGATGTAGTTGTCCTTAAGGTCTTTGACTATTACGGCTTGGGCGACTGATACTTCACAGCGTATCTTCCTAAACCCCCATTTTTCATAAAGCTTAAGGATACGGTTGAAGTAATCTGAGATCTTGTCTGTTTTGAACCTGTCGATTTCCAATATATAGTAGTTACTGTGACCATCGACCCCAACAACCACGATAGAAGTCGAATCCGACCTTTTTCCCACGGAGTAAGCAAAGTCCACAGCGGCGAAGACATTAAGTCTTTCACGCTTGTACGCCCAGACATAATCTTTACGGACGAGATAATTGGAATCGTAGTATTGGAATAGATTTCGGCCAATTGGAGAGGAGTCAACATCGTGCGGGTCATTGTAATACTGTGCTCTAAAATAAACTCTGTTCTTATATTGTGCTCGCTTAGTCGATAAGATCTTGGCATCGAAGCCGAACCATACACCATCACCACGGTTCTGGCGGGGCCAGAGAAACTCGCCTGTACCGTCACCGATGGTCTCGACAGCTCTTTCGAACTTGTCAAACAACTGTTGGGCACCGATACGGTTGCCGACTTCGTCGTGCTCTTCGATCTCCATGTCTAACAGACTAGAGTATAGATCTTTAGGATGATATCGTGTTCCTACGACCCATTCCTTGGCGTTTGTACCTTCGATAGAAGATAGATAACCGTATTGGTCTAGAACTTTTACACGGCCTTCTTCTATGTAAGCATTAGTTGCAACTACTACGTCATCTAAGACAGTAATGTCGCAATGCATACCAACTATGTTAGAAGTCAACCCGGCGGTGAAGATACTAGGATCTCTAATCGACTCTTCCCGTCTTTTCGGGTGATCGAGAGAGATTTCACCTTCTGTCCACTTCTCGCGTTTGGCTTCTTCTTTGTTTACCATATCCGACCAGTGTGCAGTATACCGCGCACAAGTCAGGATATCTTTAATAAACTTTAATTGTTTGATAGCTAAGTTTCTAGTTGAGGATATATAAAGAATTCGTAGTGTCGGATTCTTTGTCAACTCCCATGCCACACGGTAAGCGATCAACGCTGACTTCATGTGATCTCTAGGTAGAAGCAGTAGTTGGTGAGTACTAGCATTACTGCCAGTCCACCAAGTGATGACTTCTCTATGGATATTGCCTAGACACCTATTAGGATGAACTAGCTTGATGAATTCCTCTAAGGAATTCTCAGCAAGTTGTCTTCTCGCGTCTCGGGCTTGTTCGATCTCTGATTTAGGAAGTCGACGACTGGCCATTCAGTATTTTTTCTAAGCCTTTACCCGCTGCTTGCCTAAGTTGGATAGTAAACATATCTTTGCGCATATTTTCGAATCTAGTGTCATCATGCCGCTCATGATATTCTAACTTACTTAAAATCAACGCTTCAGTCTTAGTGATTTGTTCGTAAACAAGATGTCTCAATGAAGAAAATTGTCCTGATAACCACCAAGCCAGCCCCCATACTGAGCCACCTACAAAAACGGCTATACTAACTGCTAGTATCACTGTGTCTGGAATTCTATCCATAATTAGCTTTTGGCCTGCCACCTAGCTTGCCAAGCACTTTAGCGTGCTTACTTATGCTTGCAGGTTTTGACTTGGGTTTAGCGGCTTGCTTGCTGGTTTTAATTGGTGTTTTCATGAATGCTTGCTGGATATGGATTAAATCTAAGACTATGCTTACTGGTTTACTTCCACCGCGCTTTAGCGGCGTTTAAGGCTATATTATAACGCTGATTTGGTGTTAATGCCTTAGCTCTTGCATGACCACCTAGGCTAGAAAGGACGGCTGCAGCTTTCTTTACATCTTCTGCATGATTGTTAACTTTAATCTTAGAAGGAGGACCCCACCACCTACCACCGAACAGTAGCTGCTCGATGAATAACGCAGTATCTTGAGGATCTGTAGCGGCCAGTGTTCCAACAACAGTACTGCCGTTAAAGAAGGCAATGTCTGTAGGTTCTGTAGTTGACAATATGCCTTGGTCTGCGAAAGTCCCAGTAAAGACGGCGATGTCGGCCGCTTCTGTAACTAACAGTATACCTTGGTCAGCAAAGGCACCGGCAAATGCTGCAGTGTCTACACCTTCAGTTACAACCAACGTTCCAGAGACAACTGTGTTACCGTTGAAGACAGCAATATCAGTTGTTTCGGTGGTTGATAGTATACCTTGATCAGAGAAATCTCCAGTAAACGCTGAGACGTCTGGAATTTCCGTAACAGCCAGTGTTCCGGTGATTATACCTCCTCCAACAAAGGAGGCGATATCTGTAGGTTCAGTTACACCTAGTATACCTTGATCGCTAAATGTGCCTGTAAAGGCGAGAACATCTGGCGCTTCGGTAGTACTTAGAATACCTTGGTCGGAGAACGCACCGGTAAACGCAGCAATGTCCTGCGCTTCTGTAACTGCTAATACACCTGTATCAGCAAATGTTCCAGTAAAGGCAGCAGTATCTGCAACTTCAGTTACCGCAAGAATGCCTTGATCCGAGAATGTGCCGGTGAATGCTGCAACGTCTGCGGTTTCAGTTGCTGCTAGTGTACCTGATACGACCCCTGAAGGGAGGAGTTTACTTTGAACACCTTTTGCCGGATAGGCGCGACCTAATCTTGACACGCCTTGTTATCCTTTATTAGATACTAACGATCATGTAGCAATAAGCATTAATCGCGGTGCCGAATGTAACTCTAATACGAGCGAATTTACCTACTTGAAGAATTGGTTCTCGACCCAACGGAAACTGTTTCACATAAGGACCTGTAGGAGGAAGTAACTGTAGATCAAACATTCTAGATACAGTAGTCGTACCTTCAGATGAAGCTGTAAAGCCTGTTGAAGTAGTACCTACTTGTATAAGATTTGTAGTTGGGTCGCCGCCTGCAAGAGCATCGCCGTCGTATTTTGTGATATCGGCCGCTGCCAATGCAGTAACTGTCGCTGCTACATCGCTTTCCATTAGTTCTACCTTACCGGGAGTTGCTGCGGCAGAACCATCAAAACTAATCCCCCACTCAACAATCTTAGCAGCTATAGTAGCTGAGGGTTTAAACTGTATTAATGTTTTGATTGCTGTACCTGTAGTAACTGCAACAGGAGCTGCAGTTGTACCGGCCGCGCCATTTTGAAGTAGATAAAGTGCCATTAGAATCCTAAATATAAGAAGAACGTTTGATTGCTTGTAAGATTTCGTATTGTTTAGCAATGAAGGCCGGGCCACCACCGCCCGGTTTAAAAGAAGCTATCGCTGCAACAGCACGATCGTTGTTTGACCAGCTAAACGTAGGATCTTTTGCAACAATCGAAGTCTCGACTATGTATGCGAAGTGAATTCCTGAGAAACCAAAACCAGAACGAGAAATCGTATCTATCGTGGTAAAACCGGAATCTACCGTTGAGACTGAATTATCATCGTAGTTAAGACCAGCGACTATTAATTCATTGGTTGAACTCGGAGTAACGGTGCCAGTATCGGTGCTAGTACCGTAGCCAGTTGAACCCGGACCGTTCTCAACATCGAATGATGATGACGTTGCAACACCGCTAAAACTTGCGTATGCTATAGTAGGAAAGATATTCGTGCCGGTGACTGTGAATGTATGTCCTGATCCGACTGTAGGATTCTCAGAGTAGAAAACACGACACCATCGATCTGCGAATGATCCAATTTGATTTGTTAGTGCAGTCCAAGTATTGCTATTAGAATCTGAGATTGTCCCTGTGCCGAACACTTGAGAAGCAAGACAAACGACAAGAAAGTTTGAGCCAGTAGTATCTATTGAACTACTAGTAAATCCGTTGCTGTCGGTTGACCCTTGAACACCGTGGGCAACTAGGGCTATCGCCAAGACTACCCAACCGATTCCGTAATTGTCTTAGCATCGGAAACCTGAAACGTCCCTTCCATCGAACCAATTGAACCGTTGACAAGATTGAACATAGTTTGACCTTTCCCAGCGGGTAAACCAAAATAAGTCTCAATGTCGGTAAAAACCGTTCCGTCGTTGTTATGGGTCATGATGGCCTTGACACGAGTGCCGGTTTCATACGCCTGCCGCAAGACAGCAACATAGTTTTTCAGAAGTGCTGCTTGAGTTGCAACGGAAGGATTAGAAACATCTATTTTAATAAAATCTCTTGCCATTTGTTATCCGTGTGTAATCGTACCAGCAGTAATCGTAACCGTACCACCTGAGGTAATTGTAGTAGTACCGAGGATGATATCGGTAGCGGAAGTACCGACAGTCAGTCCGGAGACTACGACAGTACCCGCATTGTTACGGAGTTCCGCTTTAGCGGCAGTACCGCTAGCAGAAGCCGCTACAGACAACGGAACACCAGCAAGAGTTAGTACTTGCGAAGCTTCTGTAAAGGCTGGATTTTGAAGAACAATAGTAGCTAGTACACCAGTAGCACCCGATAGGGAAGACGTACCAATGACTAGCGAACCAACAGACCCTGCTCCTGTACCAGAGGCGTAGGTCTTAGAATTAACGGCGTCATTGGCGACATTGAGTCGGTTATCCTTGACGGTATTGCTGTAGACGACAGACATTTTTATCCTTATGTATTAGTAATAACTGCAAGCCTCAAGCCTTGCGCTTGAAGACCAAAGTATTCAGTAGTATTAGCCGCCATGCGGAAGCTGTTAGCTGTAGCGGTAGGATTAACTCCTACGGCTACAGAACAAATAGCATCGGTGTGAAGACGGAGGAAGGTAGTACCGGGATTGAAGACAGCAGATTGTAGACTACCGGCTCCGATAACGACGGGTGTTTGTTCGACGGAGGATGGTAAACTAGCTACTTCTGTAACTCCACCAACTCCCATCACACCTGCTTGGGGGTATTCAGATATGTATAGTTTAGCCATTTATTTTCCTTTAGGTTTCTTCTTGAAGCCATCTGTAGCGTAGTACATCTTTACTTGATTTTTAGTAAAGGTCCTCCCAGAAGGAGATTTGTACTTACCGTTTGATTGCTTCTTGAAGGGCATTATGAAGTTGCAGCAGCCTGTACAGGGGTAACAGGCGTGTTAGCTGTTACGGCGTCTTGGAGCTTCTTAGTGTTAGCTTGGATGCTAGCAACAACGACATCAAGAGCAGCAGGATCGTTAGATGCTTGGGCATCCTTGAGCTGCTGAACGATACCGTTCAGAAGAGTGATAATTGAATCGTCGACAGAGCTTTCAGCAGCGACTGCGGCGGAGACATCTTGAATATTAGCCATTATGTAGTTTTCCTTATTGATTACGTGTATGAGAAGATTCAGTATTAAATCTAGTTTGTTGTTGATATGCGAGATTTGCATCTGCGCTTGCTTCGGAAGACGCTTCATTCAGGCATAAGCGAGAATGCTATCGAGACAGCAGACAACGGGACAACTAAGCCCATCGCGACAAATAGACAGACACAAGCGGCTACGCCTGCGATGACAGAGACGGCTATCTTAATTATATGAAAGACAGAAGACATTTTAGCTCCCTTGTTGGATGAAGACGCACATAGGTTTCTCCCCTATAGTCGTATAAGGGTGAATACAGACATGACATTGATTGTCTAATGAAGGATGGACTTGGAAGTCTTGAAAGTGGTACTTCCCCCAATCTACCGTTCCTTTCAACCCTTCTGTCAACTCTGAACAACTTGCTATAGGATGACAATCAACGCCGCTACAACAAGCGGCGGGATACCAATCATGAGCATGAAGACCAAGAGTTCCCAATCCATAGATTAAACTTGTTAGAAGAAAAAGGATTAGTACCTTCTTAAGGGTAATAAAGGTCTTAAGACAGCTTAAGACCGTAATAAGACTTGACATCTGCATATTATACCACTAAAGTACTTCGTTTGTCAAATACGAGGATTATAGGAGATGTTTAATAGAAATAACATGGGTTGTCTGTTGATACTACTGAGTATACCAGCAGTCTTCATAGGTACTATATATTTTCTGTATATAGTTATAGAAGGTAGTAGAGTTATAATAGATAACTTAAGGTAACTTAAGAACTAAAGAACCTAAGGATATATCTTAAATGAGTAATATACTAAAGGATACAGAAGGAACTAAGGAACTATGAGAGTATTAGTATGCGGAGGAAGAGACTATAGTAATCAGAGTAAAGTCTCTGAAGTACTTAGTTCTTTAGGTCCTAGTAGTATTATACACGGGAACGCTAAAGGAGCGGATGATCTAGCCGATAATTGGGCTAGAGCTAATGAAGTCCCCGTCATGCCTTTTCCCGCTGATTGGGGAAAGTACAGCAAGTCTGCTGGATATATCCGAAATAAGCAGATGTTGGCGGAAGGCAAGCCAGATTTAGTAGTAGCCTTCCCCGGAGGAAAAGGGACAGCAAATATGGTAAAACTAGCTAAATTAGCAAATATTCCAATTCATACCATCGACGTACCGTAGAATGCCTCTAGGATTCAATTAGAAGGCCGTGGGTGAGTTTAAATGTACCACTGGCTACCACCCTAGCTTCGAAAGTACAAAACGCACCAGTGGGCTTCTAATGGCATTTAAACGCCTATCGAGTAAAATAAGGATATTTCGATGAAAATAACTAAAACGAAATCTAGCGATGTAGATTACATTCTAGACAAGCCAAAACGGATAAACTGGGTAGTCATTGCTGGTCCGGGACTGAGTCCGATCCAAAGCTACGATTTAGTCTTCGATGACTATGATTTGAAAATCCGTCAGATCAAGGAGATTTTGTGACAGAAAACATAACAGCAACCGAAATAGACCAGAGTTGGATATGTGATGTTCGATAAAGATATTTCTACTTTCTTAGTTGAAGTTAACAAACTTCGGTACATTCCGTGTGTAGACCGAATCCAGAAAGAGTTTGAAGAAGGTATCGTAAAAATATACCGGAAAAAATTATCCGATACTTTCTCCGTGTAGAAATTTCTACGAGTAATTCTTTAGGTGGAGTTCATTGCTGCAATTCGACCCCTCGACCCCCACAACCGGTTTGAGCGAAACCTTGTTGCAACTGATTCTCAATAGCAATAATTACCTTAAGAATACGATAGAGTTCTCTTTAGTACTAGAGTACTCTAGAGTAAGAAAGAGTAACGCGAGAATACTCTACTCTCGCGTATTACCCCTAAGAAGATACTCCTAATAACGTATACCTCAAGCGAGTCTCGCTCGTTTAACATACGTTATACATAAGGGGCGAGTTGCCCGGGCGCCCGAGTGTGACTTCCCTACCAAAAGGTACATATTGGGTGCAGTGCACCATGGAAAAAGAGAATATTATTCTACCGATTGCTGGACTTGTGATGGCCAAGGGATAGCGTTTCAAATCCGTGTATCATCCGGTCATGGGCAAGCCCGATCAATCCACGGCCTTCTAAATGAATGTTGCACCGCAACACGTATGCAGCCAGCGCAGAGCTTTTCGGCACTGCAACATAACGAGTGCCCTCAAATCTGCATACCTCCCGATCACGGAGTTGTGATGAAAACCATCGTATATCACGATTTCGTGATGGTGTTAGGTCGGATCATGTGCTAACCTTGTTCTTTGGTGAATTGAAAAGGGGAGATCGATGTTCAATACAATACCTGAGATCGAAGAAGCGATGGCTGATGTTATCTTAACATCTGAATACCCGGCCATCGTGAAGGAATACGAAAGGTTGCTAACCATCATGGGCAACGTTGATGGCAATGAAGTCATCGCGCTAGTTCTTTGCGCGGTCGGGGGCGTGGATGCCGCACGGATTATGAACAAAAGGGGAGACACATGACGCATACAATAACCGTCCGTCACAACAACGGATTTAACCGATACAATGAACACCTTGGCTACCATTTCAAGGTGAGTAATTCGTACCACTATGGTTGCGAAGCGCCTCACTATTCCGTGCCTGCTATCCCGCTTGAGGTTGAGTACTATCCTGATCCATTGGTTATAATCATCGGCACAATGGCCGTTGATCCGGTGATGATTGAACAAGAGCGTTACTGGCATACTGTCTATCGTTCGGACGGTAGAACAGATTGGTTTTGATTATCTGCCATTGCCCTCTCGAAAGTCAGGGCAAAGGCGGACAATCATGTAGGAAACCATTCGGTTTCCGTGTGTCCGATAAGGAAGAGACTACTATGGCTAACCGTCCTAACCGTACCCATCGGCCCGTTAACGTGGCCGCTGATGCAGCGCAGGCACCCGTTGTTCCCGCGCAGGTTCCCGCCGTGATCCCGGCAAAGGAAGTCGAATTGATACCTATCACGATCGATGGTATCAAACTCATTGCCGAGTTGTTTGACGATGGCTTTGAAACTATCGTTAATGAAGCGGCTGATGCTAAGGAAGTCAGAGACATGGCGTCTTTGGCTATGCTCGACTACCTCAATGATATCATGTCTCCGGAACAACTGCACTTAATCCCGGAGCCGGGTGTCAAGGATGTGGATAACAAGACATTGTTGAATACGTTTGCTATCCCGTCTAAGGACAAAGACGGGCTGACGAAATTCACCAACATCGAAGTTGTCGATTATCTGTACAGTCTTACTCCGATCTGCAAGGCGTTTGATCATGATCTCGACGGCCTGACAAAGGCGAAGAACGGTGCAGCGACAACGCCCGCAAAGTACAAGACCAAGGGCGACGATTGGCTGGTCGCCGAGCGCAACCGTATCAACGGACGCAAGTCTGCCGGCCGTAAGGCGTTAGTGCAAGCGCTCAAGATCGATAAGCAATGGACGCGCGTCGAGAATATGCGAAACATCAACCTTTCCTTCCTGCTGGAAGGCGATGCTCCGGAGGATGGATCGGAGGATATCCGTTCTCGCAAGAACACTCCGAAGCCTATCCGTATCGGCAATGCTCGCAATACGGATGAACGCAAGCTGTTCAGCGTGCCTACGTTCCTGACGCTGGATGTTCCGCTTGCCAATAAGAAAGGTGGGACGTGGCAAGCTTTGATCTCGACTATCAGCCGGGAAAGCGGAGAGCCTGTCAAAGGTATCAATGTCGATAGCGTCGAAGTATTTGAAGGCGCTGTTTACGCAATCCGCAACTTCATGAAGGACATGCAGAAGAAGGGCGATCCGGAGAAGTTCCGGGCCAAGTTGCTCACCCGCGTCAATGGCGCGGATAGTGACGAGTTTCTCGCGGAGTTGTTCTTGCTGTCTTTCGACCTTGACCGGCTAACCAGCAACAAGGACTGGAAGGCACGCTACACCGCGATGCAAGAGACGGTCGAACAGGCCGACGAAAAGAACGCCGCTTAATCCACGCGCGGCGCAAACCAAGCCCTCGCCAGACAAAGGCGAGGGTTTTTCTTTGCCTACATCTCGCCATCGTCTGTGTGCACCGCACAATAGATTTGTTGCGTTGCCGTTATGTACTGTTGTGCGATGCACAACTATCTATTGCAGTGCACAATTTAATTCATGTGATAGGTGCTATCGTGTCGCGTGTTCCGGTCTGTATTAAGTACTTAAGTACATACATACACTTGTTATACAAAAACCTTATTAGTTATGATAGGTGACTTGTACGCGCATGGGCTGGTTAGATGAATAATCACTTACGTTACTACATCGATTAACTAACAGTTGCATCGCTGGACGTAGCAACCCAAACGTGTTAGACTCTAGGGACAATCAGAAATCTCTGGTTGAAGCGAAGGGGAATAACATGAGCATATATAAGTACGGCGATCCACGATCACGTCCGTTTACACGGTTTGCTGCCAAGGCTATCGGCGGTCATAATGCGTTAGGGGCAGGCCGTTGTCCGACGTGTTCAGGCGAGGTGACCGAGTTCCGTGATGATCTATCCATCAAAGAGTTCAGCATCTCCGGCATGTGCCAGTCCTGCCAAGACAGCGTGTTTGGGAGCGACGAATGACCTTCAATGTCAGGTTATTATCCCATGCATTAGTTAACAAACCTGAGACTGTTGTGATCGGGGAAACCGACGGCATCCGTGAGGCCGAAGCTCACGAGATCGTCCATCTACGCAATGGCAAGGAGACTGACACGAAGTGTTCGCACTGCGGTCAGTTCGCTGCTGTCTGGCTGGCATCGAAGGACCGCCATGAAGTCCATCCGATGCGTTGCATGGGCCGTCCTCTAATGCTCAGGAGGAAATGATGCCTAAGCCAATTCAAACACAAGTCGATGGGCCATGTCCATTCGATGCACCGTACTGCGGTGGGCACATACATCACTGCAGGTTGTGCAGTCGTTATGCGGTAGGCATCGGACCGCCTAACTTCCCGATGCCTGTACTACCCGACACTGCCATGCTTTCTCTGTGGTGTCAGAAAGAAATAAACGTCTGGCACATTTGGTTTATGAAGCAGAAACTCCACAATCGGAGTGTCTTTAAGGAGGGTTGATGCTGCGACGTGAGAAGGAACGGACTGCTGTATTTTTGGACGGCAGTAATCTCTATGAAGCTACTAAGGCGTTGGGTTTTGACGTCGACTACAGTAGGTTGTTGAAGTATTACCAAGACACAACTAACCTATTGCGTATCTTCTATTACACTGCGGTGACTAGTGACCCAGTCAGTAAGCTGCGTCCGTTGGTAGACTGGCTGGACTATCACGGGTATACTGTAGTGACTAAGCCAACGAAAGAATTCTTCGATCCGGAGACGGGGCGAACGAGAGTAAAGGGTAATATGGACGGTGAGTTATCCGTTGACGCGATGCTATTCGCTGAGCACATCGACCATATGGTGTTGTTCAGTGGTGATGGTGACTATCGCAAGTTAGTCTCCGCTGTTCAGTTGAAGTACGGGGTGAAGGTAACTATCGTGAGCACTATGCTTGAAGGCTTGCCTGATGGACGGGGCAGACAACGCTCGCCAATGATTGCGGATGAACTCCGCCGTCAAGCTGATACGTTCGTAGATTTAATCGAACTCAAACCTAAAATAATGAGGGAGTATGAAGATACCAACGAAAGGCGACAGAGTATGGATCGGCGATCGACCTAATGCTAACGGCATCATCCGTACCGTCTTGATGGACGATGAGACGGATGACATTCCGATACCAGAGACCATCATCGTAGACTTCTACGGTGGTGATGTTGATGAATTCGATGCAGATAGATTCGAAGATCAGTGGACCGATGCACTCGGTGGCTACTGGCATATCAAAGGTGCCTAGAAGGCACCAAACAAAGGCGACTGAGTCGCCAGAAGGGGAATAACATGAACGCGAAGTATCCTACGTTTGCTGAACAGATTCTGGGCGAACAGGTGAAAGACCTGAATGTTCAGGATATGTCGGCACTTACCATCCAAGTCACAGACGCATTGCCTCAACGGGCGCGTGACTTCATCGATACGATGGATCAGCAGTTCACTGACACCGTCGCTCGCATTAGGCATCGAGCTACAATGCTGCGTAAGGTAGCTGATGAACTCGACGCCGAAGGCGATGAACTTGAAAAGGCCGGGTACAATCTGCCTGTCTCGATCGAGAAGTGGGTTCGCTTCGAACGAGCGTCCATCGAACGTGTTGCATCACTCGGTCTTGTCAATCCAGTACATACGAAGCATACTGATGGCTGAAGTATGTCCAACTTGCGGATCACCGCTGCCTGAAGAACTCGTAGTGTGGGACTTAGAACGGAGGACATTCATCGGCGGAGGGATTGCCGTCTACCTTAGTACTACAAGGAGTCGCGTCTTCGATGTAATATGGCTGAGGCGCAACGGAGGTGGGATAAAGAATGGGAGAGAGTTGGCGTTGATGGTGTACGGATCACCAACTTGGCAAGAACGTAATATGATCTTCTACCATCTAAGAGAAATACGTACTCTCTTAGAACCAACAGGGTACACCATTACTCTGAATACAGGTAACCCGCGTACGGGGTATCGTTTGGTTAAGACTCGCTAGCACCTATCACAACGCACATGGAGCACTAGTATGGATCCGATTATGGCAGACGCTCTCATCGTCTTCGCTACGATCATTATCTGCGGATCAGCGACAATCTACTTCCTGACGAGGCGGCGTAGACCCCGCTAGATACCTCGCTAACGACTTATGTCCATCGAGGGACTTCTAAAGAGTTACATCGGTGGACGTAGGAGAGAATTTGTGCTAACATCTAGGGACAATGAGAAAGAGGAAACAATGTGGAGAGAAAGATTACGCCGGTGGTGGTTGGTGATGGAAGCCAACAAGAAGCTGCCAGAGAAGGAACAGAAGCGGCTGAAGGGACAGATTCGGCATCGTCTGGCAACACACAATTATGAACCCGTATTGCGTAAACCACGGGTTCGGATCCGTCTTCCGAAGTGGAATAATCCAAGGACGGGCTTCTGATGGGCAGCAAACGTCGACGAAAGAAACCACGGAAGCCGCCGTGGCAGAAGGGACGTTGGAGTTCATCGGTAATCCACACTAGAGCGTCACGTCCGGGCACTAACTACCAATCGTTGAAGGATTTCAACGGCAACTTCAACGTCGAAGCCGAGAAGCAATCGCTCGGGTTCCACGCTACGCTAATGACTTCAGAGCGCCGTAAAGCTGCGCTGAAGAAGCGTGATGAACTATTAGGGGAAACTCCGCATGAGATGCGTGTTCTTGTATTAGAGGGGAACATCATCAGGATATGGCTGTACTTTCAGTCAAGTAAAGACCATTGGTTCTTCATGGAAGAGAACCATCGGATGGCTACGGTGCGTAAGTCGCGTGTTTATCGGTATAAATGGCTAGCTCTGGAACGCCTCGAAAACAACGAAGTAGTTTGGGACAAGCCGGTTCAACTCTAGGGAGGAAAAGATGGACTTTATACCTGATTGGTTTATAGCAGCAAACTGTCCGAAGAAGAAGATGCGCAAGATACGCATCGACTGCGGCTGGACAGATGGGTGTTCGCTGTAATCGAGACGAAGCACTTCGCCGATTGGCACGACTTCGCCGATTGGATGAAACAGCGGCATCTCAGGGGGATGGCAATCGCCGTTTATAACTGGGAATACGTAGATAGTTAATCGAATCGCGCGGCCTGAAGGCGTCCTCCCCCTTCGCATACAGGTCAGCAGCGTAGCCCTCGGCAGAGCCGCCCTCTGCCGGGGGCTTTTGTTTAGGAGATACCATGAATATTATATATCTAGATATCGATGGTGTGTTGAACAACGCTTATACAAAAGAAAGGTTCCAGAATTTCACAGGCATAGATAAGAAACTCCGAGATATGTTTCTCGGATGGTTGGAAGACAAGCCTTACAGCATTGTACTGTCTAGTTCATGGCGTACTGACGTGGAGTTCACGGAAGAACTCACACGTAACGGAATAACATGGATAAGTGCAACACCACACATGCCGTTTAGAAAACGTGGTAGTGAGATCGAAGCTTCGTTAGAAATCCATAAACCCGAACGTTACGTAATCCTTGATGATTACACTCCGTCTGAATTTCTTAAAGAGCAGCGACCTTTCTTAGTTCAGACTTCTGAAGTTAGAGGGCTGGAGCTTAAGAAACTCCAAAGAATAGACAGTCTCTTAGGAGGATAGCATGCAGGGGAATGAACGCGGTTGTGTATTAGCTTCAGCAGTAGTCTGGGGAGTTATGCTAGGGATGGTGATCTTAATCTTCTACTATCTTGGTTAGATTACTTGGAGGAAGCTAAATGGACTACTTTATCAGGAAGTTGTATACGCCGGCAGACTGGTATCAATTCTGGATTGACCAGCAACTGTTGGTTGATTTGTTGGGAGGACTTGTTGCCCTAGGCGTAATTCTAGGGGTAGGATACGGGTTAAACCTGTACATCAAGGGGAAGGCTACGCGAATGGCGGTCGCAGGGCGGAACGAGAAACTACGACGGGTGAAGGCTGACTATCTAACCGAGATGGTCGAGAAGATGGTTACAGATGGCGTGATCTGTGACCGAGAAGCTAACGAATACTACCAAGATTTATTCCTTGCGTTCGGTTTGGGTGACTTAATACCAAGCAGACGTAGTCAGCCGTTTATTAAACAGCAGATCAAACGTCGCTTGAATACCGTTCCGAAGATACGGAAGGGTCGGGAGCGCGTGCCATCTGGTGAACAACCATTCTACGACAAGATCGTTTTGATTCCGGGAGTGAAGGAACCTCGGCGTCTGTTAGCCAATAGGCGCAATAAGCAGCTTTAGCTGCGTATCAAGACAACCTAGGAGAAGGCAAGACTATGGCGCATAACCAAGTCATCGTAACCGTAGACCCGGATCAAGTAGCTCCGGAAGACTACATCGAACTATGCTGTGCAGGGTACAGCTCAGCATTCGGGTATATGGTAGTCGACAAGGAGGACGGCAAGAACGTCCTCTTCTCTGACTACTCAATCCCGACACCGGACATCAAGGAAGTCATGGATCTCCAGCGGAATGAAGCTCCGAACAAGCTGGTCATGATATTCCATGATTACCCTGAAGGCTTCATCGAAGATGATGTCATGCCGTTCGGTCTAGTCGTCGGCAAAGACGAAAAGGATTTGCTCTGCGTCATGATCGACGGTGTCTTTTCAGGTTTCGAGAAGAAGGAGTCAGCGCATAGCAGCATCTTCCACTTCGTCGATGAAGTCTTGCAGCCGAAGTTCGATCATCTCTTCAACCTGCTCGGCGGCGACATCAAGAAGATGGACGAAGAACTCGCGAACACTGTTCTGCACAAAGAATTGCTTATGAACTCTACGGGGCCGACGACGTTTACGTTTCTCTCCACCGAAGGCCCGGTCATCAACATCTCCGATACCGAATTCGAAGGCTCTTTCGACTGGGGTCAGACATCCAACCATCTCGACTGGGGGAAGACTGCCGAAGAACTCGGCAAGGTCGCGAAGTACACGCCAGAGGAATACGTCGCACTGGAGATGCCGAAGTATCGGCAGGACTTTCCAGATCAGACGAAGATGTTCTCCGACGAACAACTGTTTGACATCGTCATGTCTACCGATGACGACATGGATGACGTTGAATGGGTTTCGTTGTTCAAGGCGAAGGCACAGGAACTTGGGTTGGAAGCACCACTTCCTGCGCCGGAACGTAAGAGACGACATCAGTTCGGCACTAACAAACCGGCTGCCCCTGAGCAGAAGCCTGTGGAACAGCCGAAGCCTACGGCACCTCCTGCACCTTCACCTGCTGCGCCACATCCGGATGCCGATCCGGCGGTGACTGCGCAGAACGTCGTCCTGCAGAATGTCGTCGACGATGATTACGAATTGATCTACCCGCCTGCTTCTGTCCGGGGGCATCGACAGGATGTCAAGAAATTCTACAAGGGGTTGGGAGTTAAACTCCCTGATAACTACATGCAGTATCCACCGGTGAAGGTCAAGAAAGGTTTGTTCTCCAAGGATGGCAAGCCAATTACAGCGAAATCGTTCGCTGAAGCTGCACCGAAGATGACTGCGGTGGCCGCACCGAAGAGCGGTGAAGAGATCAAGGCACAGCGGGCTGAACGTGAGGCCGAGAAGACGCAAGTAGAAGCCGGACTACCTGTCATAACTGCGGTGCAGAAGAAGTGGCTGCACGAGAGGTTGATGATGAATAAGATTGTCGTAGCAAGTCTTGACGAAAACGGTCAAATCGACGATCCGAGGAAGTTTGCCGAAGCCGAAGCCAAGCTTCCATCCTTCGCTAAGACTGCAGGTATTGTCGGCATCGAAGTTACACGGCGATGGCCGTGGGAGGTTATCAAAGACCTCGCGCACAACGCCGACGAAGCGATGGCTACGGCGTTCCGCGATCTCTGGAAGTACGCCGAGAACCTCGAACTCCAAGTCAAGAATACACACAAGGAACTTACCGAAGCCAACAGGCTTCTCGGCAAACCCGAAGCAACGACTCTTCCTTTGGAAGCCCCAACTATTGGGGCACCAAGGCGTCGAGCGCCGTTCGGGTCTCGTCGAGGAGGGGCTGCAGCGTAGACCCCAATACTGCGTACTACGTTGTAGCTTAGCAGGAACCCCGGAGATTAGCACCGTGAATGTCCACAAAGTTGGTCTCCGGGGAACCTATGGGAGATGAAGATGAACTGGTCTCGGAAGAAGAATATCAAGGCTCCAACCGGAGAGTGGTTGCAATGGGCTAGTGACTTCGCTAAGCACACGCCTGACTACTGCACGCTCCAAGAGAAAGAATTCCACCATATCTTCGTAGCTGACGATATGAAGGCTGGTTTCCCCAACCGGCATCTGCTAGGTCCGCACTCCGTGCGTCGATCTGTCGCATTCTCCAACGATCACTTCTCGTTCTGGAAGAAAAATCTTGGAGAAAAATCTTTCCCAGTCCCGATCTTGAGCGTTTCTAGAAAGAATTCTCTACAGTTCCATCCATGGGCTGAGCAACGCGGAGCACCACCAGCACGAATCAAGGGAGAATTGTGGTTAATTCGGCCTAGAGCTTTCATTGATCTTGACAATCACAGGCTGAATACGGTACAATTCTATCGAAAACTCATCTTCGTCGCGGTTCCTTTCCAAGACCAACAATTCTTGAAGGAACGCGATCCCAACTCATTCTCCGGCCGAGCTATAACAGTCACAGCTGAGCACATCAAAGGTGTTTGGGCGTGGATGTACATCGGCGTCCCTGAATATTGGGGAGATCAGATTGATGCTTTATCCTTCGATCCAGTGCGTATTAGCACGAAGATCCAACGTCCATGGCTCAACCATTATTATGACTACGAACTCCATCCCGGACTTAAACTCCACCCACCTCCAAAAGGGTAAGATCACCGAGCTACATCAACCGTGTCCGTCCTGTACATCTAGTGATGCGTTTTGCACCTACGATGATGGGCATGGTTGGTGTTTCGCATGTAATTATTATAAACCTAGAGATAAAAAAGGTGGCAAAGCCACCGGAAAAGAATTTATGGATGCAGAATATACTTACGAATACATACCCTACCGTAGTGTTGACCGCGAGACATTACAATTTTATGATGTCAAGACAAAAGTGGATGCTTCGGGTAAACCTCTTTCTGTTGGCTTTGCTTATAGTAATGGTAGTTATAAAATAAGGACGTTAGACAAGAAGGGATTTTATACTCAAGGCGATATCGGTAAAGCTGGTTTGTTTGGTCGTAACAGATTTCCGGCCGGTAGTCACAAATATGTGACAATCACAGAAGGGGAACTCGATGCTGTCAGCCTTCATCAAGTCATTAGGTCGCCTGTTGTTTCTGTTCAATCAAGCAGTTCTGCTGTGTCTGATTGTGCTGTTGATCGGGCCTATCTTAATTCATTCGAAAGGATTTACCTTGCTTTCGACGGAGATGAGGCAGGCCGTCAAGCCGCATCTCGCGTGGCTAAGCTCTTTGACTACAACAAAGTCTACCAGCTCAACTTCCCCGGTGGAGACCGAAAAGACGCCAATGACTTCCTCACCCACGGAGCCGCCTCTGAACTAAGACAGATTTGGTGGAACGCTAAACGGTTTCTCCCAGAGACGATTATCTCATCGCAACATATATTTGAGAAAATCCTCGCGGAAGTTCCGAAGTCAGGTGTGTCTTATCCGTTTCCTACATTGACGTATATGACATACGGTATCCGTACCGGAGAGACAATTCTTTTGACAGCCCAAGAGGGCGTAGGAAAGACTGAGGTATGTCATGCTTTGGAGTACCACATCCTTAAGGAAACCAAAGACAACGTCGGAGCAATCTTTCTTGAAGAGCCAAAACGAAGGCATCTCCAAGCTATTGCGGGACTTCAGCTCAGGAAGCCTGTCCACTTGCCGGATAGCGGCTGCTCAGCTAGTGAGATTGCTGCTGCTCTCGCCACTGCTGTGGGCAACGATGACCGTCTTCATATTTATTCTCATTTTGGTAGTGCTGATCCAGACGATCTTATTGACACTATTAGGTTCCTCGTTGCTGCCCGTGCTTGTAGGTTCGTTATTCTCGACCATATTACTATGGCGGTTAGCGGCCTCGCAGGCGAGAGCGAACGCCGTGCACTTGACTACCTCTCCACCAGACTCGAAATGATGGTGAAGGAGTTAGACTTCTCGTTGATTATCGTCTCTCATGTCAACGATGATGGTCTGACACGGGGTAGTCGTAACATATCCAAGGTTGCGGATATCCGTATTGATCTTACCCGTGACCTGAAGCACAGTGATCCTGTGGTCAGAAGTCTGATGAATGTCTTAGTCAGTAAGAATAGGTTCTGCGGGAGAACTGGTCCAGCGGGACAATTGATCTTCGATCCTCAAACGTATACGCTATCGGAGAATATCTATGATGCCGCGCCCGCCAATGATAACAGCCGAATTGACTCGATGGTCGCATGACGACGAACACTATCGAGTGTCTGGGTATGTCAAAGACAGTACTTCAGAACTCTACCGCGATCACGCTTGGGTGACTGTTACGTACAGTAGTTTTACGCATTACCCTCCGGGTATTCATCTTCAAGAGCATTGGCTACTAGGAACCGTAGCGGGTAATTACTTTTTAATATATAAATCTAAGATGGCGTAGCCATCAACAAAGGAAAAACAATGACTTATCCGTGGAGTGATTTGTCTTATTGGAAGACAGGAGAATGGCAAGTAGTCCAAGAACACCTTGAAGACCTGAAGATTACCGGCAGACAGATGAACCCTAAGCGAGTTAATCTCTTTAAGGCTTTATCAGCAGTGAGGGAAGAAGATGTCAAAGTGGCGATATTTGGTCAAGACCCTTACCCCCAACACAATTATGCCAGTGGCGTTGCCTTTAGCATACCTGCTGATCTGGATATATTTCCTCAAACTCTGATTAATATCTTCAAAGAGTACCAAGATGACCTCCATTACCCAAAGCCGCCTCACGGAAACCTAAAGAAATGGACGGATCAAGGGGTGTTGTTGTGGAATGTCATCCCGTCGTGCACTGAAGATAAGTCTTTATCTCATGACTGGGAAGAATACAAACCATTGACGATAGAGATCATTAAGAAGCTTAACAACCTCGGTTGTATTATAGTTCTTTTAGGTGGGAAGGCAAGAAGTTTCGTTAAATACATAGACCAAGAACGGTGCGAAGTCATCGAACTGTCGCATCCATCTCCGAGAGCGAGTATCGCAGCTAGGAATCCATTCTTCGGAAGCCGGTTGTTCAGCACTATTAACAGTAAGTTGGCAACTCAAGGAGATGCGCCAATAGACTGGAGACTTGACGATGGGGACGGTAAGGGAGCTGCTCGTAAAACGTGAATACAACGGTCAAGTCTGGTACGTAGTAGAAGCAATAAGAACACCGGAAAGGTGTCGCCATGAATTATCAGAAACACAAGAAGGCCGAGAAATTACAACGGATCGTGAAGGAACTCGAACTCGAACTACCTGAAGCTGATGAATACAACCCAGAAGCAGGGGCGGATATCCGATGGAGTATTATAAGCCTCTTAAGAGCTATCGGTATCCTGCGCAGGAGATGACGATGTACTTCGCAGTCAGTCGAACTGAATATGGTTATAAAAAAATTGTCTGGAAAATTTGGACGGATAGTTCGCCTGTTCGAATTTCCTATTGCTGGAGGGGGTATGGAAATCAGGGGATTCGTAATCAAACCGACAGTCGAGGAAATTCTAGCAAGACCATCGTCGCCTCGGATAATCAGATACATCCAGCGCCGATACCCGAAGGTAATAGGCTTCGACGCAGAGCAGCAAAGAACCTACCGCTTTAGACGGTCTTTCAGCTACAAATCTATTACCATAAACAGGCAATAATTTGCTTTTGAGTACTAGAGAGCTAGGGTGGTAGCCACGCATGTATTTAAACGCACCAGCGGCCTTCCTAGGGCATCCTAGGGCCTATCTAATAAAGGTGGAGCAATGCAAAAACACCCTGATTGGGAGTGGTGGAAGCTCCAACTCACGAAAGCAAGAGAAATCTCGGAACTAAACCAGCTTCAAGCTGGAATAATTATGGAGCGAGACTTCGATATCAAATGCTTATTAAATCTTTTACCAGAACAAGAGCGGAAGACATGGACAAGGGTACAGCAGAGACGGAAGAGGATGCTGCTCTGGGCAAAGAAGAACTCCGAGAGACGAAGACTCCTTTCCTCAAGGTCCTCACCGGAGGCAAAGGACCTCCCACCGGAGGGAAAGACGACTGGCTGTTGAAGCTAACGCATGGAGCACGCTTCCTAGCTCGACCGAAGAATTACTTCGGTTGTGTCCTCGGTCAATATGTAGTAGGGTATGCGGGTAAGGCGTATTTCATCGGAGAAATCGGAGAGAAGGAAACGACTTTCCGTTGGGTTGATCCGGTTAGGTTCAGCACAGATAACGAATTCTTTACGATTATAGAAGCGGAGCACGTATGACTATAGTTATCGGACCTATTTCATTAGGTGATTGGAGAACGATCGGACAATTGAAACGATCAGTCGATTATTACCGCGAGAAGAACCAACCAAAGTTCGCTGAGGCGCTGGAGATGGAGGCAGATCTCTATAAGCAAATCCTTGGTAAGTATCTCCCTGCCAATGACAACCAACCCCAGAAAGCAGCAGCATGAGAGTTATTCGGGAAATCGTATACATCGTTTCACTCGCCTTCTTAGCGGCGATGTTCGTTGTGATCTATAACCACACGACGCTGGACTGCAACGACTTCTTCGTGAAGTTCTGCGTCGCCAGCTGGCACTAGCTTCCTCGCCGGTGATCAGACGGTGAGGTAAGGCGCCGGACTAGCGCAACCCTGCGGGTTGCTTAGATTGTGGAAGTCGACGGACGCTAGGGTGAATGGGAGATCGTCCCTCCCTAAGGCTGCACCCTTACACCACACTACGGCTGCTTGATTAGAAGAAAATACATTTGAGAATAGTCTTAGATTTAGAAACCAATGGATTAGTCAACCCGACGCAGGTCTGGGTGATCGTCTGTATGGACATCGATACCTGTCATAAGCACATTTTTAGAAATGTAACTACGGACCCAGAAGAGCGAGAACGCTTTGTTAATTTTTGGAAACATTGTAAGTATTTCATTGGACATAATCTGCTTGGTTATGATGCACCAGTACTTAAAAATCTTCTTGGGGTCTCATTCGAAGATGTTGGAAGACAATGCCTCGATACGTATCTTGTTAGCAAGCTCGTTGACTACTCTCGAAAATCGCATAGTGTCGAGAGTTACGGCGAAGAGTTCGGACTTCTGAAGGGCAAGTACACCGACTGGAGTAAGTACTCTCCAGAGATGGAGGAGTACTGCGTACGTGATGTCGACATAACGTATAAGATATACCTTAAGTACCTTAAGTATATATCTAAAGAAGAACATAAGAACTCTTTAGAAAGAGAACATAAGTTCGTAAGTATTACTAATACATTAAATACTAATGGCTTTTTCTTTAACAAGAGTAAAGCACTAGAATATCTTACTAGTGTAACTCTAGTGTTAAGTACTTTAGATAAAGAGATACTTAAGGTGTTCCCTGATCGATTGAAGTTAATCAGAGAAGTCACACCGAAGGTAACAAAGCATGGAACGCTTTCTAAGACGGACTTTAGGTTTCTGGGGCATGGTGACCTTAGTGAGTTTAATGGTGGGCCTTTCTGCCGGTGCAGTTGGGAGTCTTTTAACCCTAATAGTCACAAGCAAATCATTGAGGTCTTGTCTCATGCAGGCTGGGCTCCTGTAGATCGTACGCAGACTCACATAGATACCGAAAGAACGCTTAACCAACTTAAGTTCTCGAAAGCTAGGTCTGCTGCGCTTGACGCAGACTTGAAACTATGTCAGACTAAGCTTCAAGAATTGAGAAAGACTGGCTGGAAAGTCAACGAAGCCAACCTAGAGACTCTCCCTACCTCGGCTCCGGATGCCGCCCGTACTCTAGCGCAGAGAATTCTCTACGAAAGTCGTAGAAGAACATTAGTTGAATGGATTGGTCTTGTTCAACCTGATGGCCGCATCCACGGTGACTTCCTTGGCATCGGTGCATGGACGCACCGGATGGCTCATCAGAAGCCCAACACAGCTAACATCCCCGTCGATCTTGATTTAGAAGGTAGACCAAAGCTTCTCGGCAAAGAACTCCGAAGCTTATGGTGTGCGCCGAAGAACAGACTATTGGTTGGCGTCGACGCCGAAGGAATTCAGTTAAGAATATTTGCACATTACATCGACGATGCAGAGTTTACCAAAGCTCTTGTCGATGGAAGGAAAGAAGATGGCACTGACCCCCATAGCCTCAACCAAAGAATACTTGGTCCTGTCTGCAAGACTAGGGCGGCCTCTAAGCGGTTCATCTTTGCTCTCTTGTTGGGAGCAGGCATTTCGAAATTGGCAGAGATCCTTTCGTCATCCACGGATGAAACTAAAGGCGCACTTGACCGTCTATTATCCCGGTACGAAGGGTTTGCGATGCTCAAAGAGAATGTCATTCCCGCTGATGCAAGACGGGGATGGTTTGTGGGTCTTGATGGACGAAAAGTCGCTATACCGGGGGATACCGTGGGACTCAGGAGACATCTTTGCATGTCTGGATATCTGCAGAACGGCGAACAAATAATCATGAAAGAAGCGACAATCTCTGCCTCAGAGAGGTTGACAAAGGAGGAAATTGAATATATATTAACCAATATAGTACATGACGAAGTTGTCATAGAGACCCGCAACGATATCCGATATGCTGAATACATACAGCATGTGTTCGAAGAAGAAATCGTCAACGCTGGTAAGAAGTTGAATTTAAAATGTCCCTTAGCTGGCTCAGGCGGGGTAGGACTTAACTGGAGTGAGATACACTGATGCCTTTTTATGAAGTCGAATATGATTATACAATTCGTGACGGTGGTGTTGTAACCATCCAAGGCGATAACGTTGAACACGCGGAGACTGTGGCTAGAGAGTACGTCAAAGAGACGTTCTTGGATGTCTCAGACGTAGAAATTATCACAGTGAAAGAGATTGTTAATAAGTAATGGCCACAGAACTAGTTACCCTTCAAGGCAAGGGGCAGCACTGTCACTTCGTAGCACTCGATCAGTTCGGTAAGTGGGGATTGAAGTTCTACCCAGACGATAAGAGTCTTGGTATTCTTCGGGAACTGCAGACTGGTATTGGTCAGATACAAGGAATTAAGAACCAACTCAAGAAGGACGAAGACGGCTTCAATATGCAAATTAGCCGTAAACCCGAGATGTGGGTCAAGGGTAAGAACACTCCACTAGCTCCTCCACTTGTTATGAAAGCAGATGGTATGCCGTTAGTAGACCAGCTCGTAGGACATGGCAGTGATCTTACCTTGACTGTCGAATGCTACCAACACAGGATACCCGGAGCACAAGGACAAGGACGTGCCCTTCGATTGAAGGCCGTACGTGTCGACAAGCTTAATCCATTTACCCCACATAAGGATTACACACCAGCGGAGCAAGCAGCAGTCGCTGAGACAATGGCTACTCCGCCACAGAAGGAACTATGGAATTGAGTACATGTACCCAAGCCGACATGATCGGCACAACGATTGCAACACTGTTTCTTATCGTTGCGTTTTACGGATACTGGACTTATCAGTATCAACAGATGATTAATGGATTGAAAGAGATTCGTTCGTTTTGTTAACACCTATTCCAGAGCCAACGAAGAGGTAAGCAATTACCCATAGCTCTGGCTACTTTACCCGGTGCTTATTACGCCCTCCTTCTCCGAGCACCGGGACACAGGCGGCATCAGTAACGGTGTCGCCTGTTTCTTTTATCTGTGGTGCAGGATAGTCTGACGACAGAATCAACATCACAGTGGTGGCTTGCTCGACCTGACAAGGGATGCGGAGCATGATCAGTGGGAGTTGCGGCATAAAGCTTCTTATTCTCCCGCCGTCCTCGCAGTGTGGCGGCAGTCAGCCTGAACCCACCTACGTAATCCCAAGTAGCATTAAACGCATGGTTTGGTGTCAGCCGATACAGCTGTAATCGGAGTTGCGATCCGAGCTTGGTGTGTGCGCGCCCCCTCCACAAGGTGAAGCGCTCCCAGACTACAAGACATGTAGGTAAAGATCACCCTCCTTGAACTGTAGTTCTGCAGCCCCGTAGGGGGTAATGCCTGTACGATGCCCTGCAAGGCGAGACTGGCCCTGAAAAGCAAAGGCGTACAGATGCCCGTGAGCTTGGATGGAGGCTAAAATCAAGCAAACTAAGGTGTGTATAACGAACCTTAAGATACCTTAAGGTTCTGACCGATATCTCTGTGGGAGACAACCACATTAAACATACGTACAATACACGCGAGGGGACACTTCTGAGTAAGCTTAAAAAGCTTAAGCTTACTGGACAAGGAAGCGCCGTTCGAAACGGTAGAGTAACAGTCGCGGTGAGTGAGGGAGATGTCCGACACCAACCGACCCGGTCGGTATAAGCTTTAAGAAGACGCGTTGAAAACCTGTCTTGGCTGCAGAAGGCTCTCCCGTGGGGATGTGACTGTGAGTAAACGTAAGAGACTGAACCGAAGGTGGGTATAGCCTGCCTGAAGTACGTCCGGTACATCTTCCAACGGCTCTCCGCCGTTAGGATAAACAGCCCGAACAAAGCTAGAGAAGAGGAAGGTCTTCTACTGAAACCCATCCACTCAGGCGTGAAGGTTCGACTCCTTCGTACTGAGGCAGCAGCAAGTGGATATAGTAGCGGCAGGTAATAGAGCAACCTCCGGTTGCGACTAAACTGACGAAGTACGGACCCCTCCGAAGCAGTTGACGTACCGTTGGAATTAGTCTAAGGTACGGAGTCGTTGGTCGTAACCAAACTCCGAGGCGATGATCTGAAATGCGGCCTTTGAAGCTAGCCCCAGATGCTGTCGTATCCTGAAGCAAACCACTGTAATCGGTGAGAGGCGCACGTAAGTGCTCTGTAGCGGGATATAAGACTATGGCTCAGGACATACCGTGATGGGTATGGATCGTTCTGGATAGAAGGACCAAAGCTTAGCAGCCACATGAGTCCGATATTGAAGGGAGACATAGAGAGACGTTCATTCTTATGACGGAGACGCGTCGGCACGACGAGCCGGGTTACGGACAAAGTAGCTGCTTTAGAGTCATATAGGATGTCTAACGGAAACTGATGCTAGATGGGACGGTAGTCTACCGTCTGTCTATCTTCCCTGACTCAGGGACCACAAGACTACGACCGTGTCGGCCGTGGCAGTAACGGAAGCGTTGGCCAATGGCGCGTACAAAGCGTAGTGGATGTACCGTCTGACCTTGAAATACATAGGGGACTGTGCCCATACCTGTGACCTTACAGTCACTAACTGGAGTTCAACGGCCATTCACAGTAAGACTTTACACGGCGAGCGCAATTCTAGGGGTTCTGTAGACTATACCCTCCTTGCCCTGACGAAGGCCAAGTCCAAACCACAATCTATTCACACGCCGGACTAGCGTGACTAAGCCAGTAGCAAAGGCTTTGAAGAAAGCCGCCTAGGCAGAAGAAGGAGGAAGGCGATGTGTAACAGCGTCCTCAACCACCAGCAGCTCTCGCAGCCTCCCTAAGAGGCACAACAGACGCCCGGTTATCGCGGGCCGAGATCGAGCTGGGGCCTCTTAACCGAGGCCCCAGTCTCCACTAACAAGAGAGGAAACATCATGTATGGATATCCTCCGCCTTATGGATACCCACCGCCGCCGCAGTATGGTTTTCCACCCCCGCAGACTCCAGATGAAGTCGCGATCTATAAGAAGATCAGCAAGCAGGTAGCGAAGGCTTTGAAGAAAGCCGAAGCAGCTAAGAAGAAGACCCCGGAGAAGAAGGAAGACGATAAGAAGAAGAAGTGGACGTTTACATTCCGTGAAACCGTGATGCTACTTCTCCTTTCAGCTATGCCACTCGGTGGACTTCAGTTCATTATCTACGGAATGATCTCCAAGACTGTAGCAACTTACTTCGGAGCACACTGATGGATTGTCAAGCTACGTTCAAAGAACACTGTCAGTATCCGAAGTGCGACTGTGATCGTAAGCCAGTTACCGCTGCGATCATCAACGCTCCGCCTGACCTGAACAACAGGCCAATGCTGAAGAAATACATCGAAGAACAAGAGAAATCTGCCCAAAGGCTACTTAGGTAGCCTTGTAAGATTTAAACGCACCACGGGCCTCCGTAGGCCATTTAAACACCTATCTATTAGCAGTCGAGCAAACACATTTCAGACATACATTCGTTAATTCCTGACATCTACAAACTCATAGGGAGTAAAGATGGCTGGCTCACAACACAGATATCCGACACGCTTGGAGCAACTATATCTACAGCGCTCATGGCAAGTATGGGTCCAAGGTCAGCGCCTCGCCTCCGTCTGTCACAGATGGGACCGCGCTGTCCGAAAGCACTTTGGCACTCCATCCATACCCCTCATCTTGCCCAACCCCTTCCTCCATGGGCGCAGATCAAGTACGGATACGGACACATCATCGAAGCGTTAGTTATAACCTTAGCAAAGGCAGCTGGCCACGAAGTCACAGGAGAGCAAGATGCTATCGTTTTTGATGGGGTCGAAGGTCATCGTGACTGTGTTATTGATGGTAATCTTGTGGACGTCAAGTCTGCTAGCAGCTTTGGCTTTAAGAAGTTCAAAGATAAGTCGATCGCAACGGACGATCCGTTCGGTTATCTGGATCAACTGGACGGCTATCTGGGTGGCAGCTTGGATGACGACGTTGTTCGGAATAAACAATCTGCCTTTCTATTGGCTGTGGATAAAACTCTGGGACACTTAGCATTATATGAACACCACCTTAGACTACAAAACATTAGAGACCGAGTCCGTACTTACAAAGAGATTGTCGGACGCGATCATGCCCCCGCATGTACTTGCGGCACTCAAGCCGAGGGAAAAAGCGGTAATATCACGCTTGATACGAAAGCTAGCTACTCGGACTTCAAGCATATTTGCTTTCCGGGGCTTCGCACTTTCCTCTACGCCTCCGGACCCGTTGACTTCGTTAAAGTCGTAAAGCATCCACTCCCTCATATCGTTGAAGTTGACAAAAATGGCAAGATCGTTTATAATTAAGTTTGATGATGAACTTAGAGACTATTGGACAGGCGTTGCTATCCTAGCGTTACAACGTTTAATCCGTAACGGATACCTTGAACAATACCAGAAATAATTACTTACTTAAGAAGTACGGGATAACGGAGCAACAATATGCTGACTTACTTCTCCAACAGAGCGGCTGCTGCGCAATATGTCGCAGACCTCACGGAGTCTTCAAAAGCCGATTGTGCGTTGACCATGACCATCGTACTGGAGAAATCAGGGGACTGCTCTGTACTTACTGCAATAGACGTGTTATCGGACGCCACCGAGACGCGGGAATTTTTGAAAGAGCTGGTGAATATTTACGAGCAGGAAGAATTGGATGGATCATCCCACCAAGAAAACGTAAACGGAAGAAACGCAAATGAATAAGACATTTTGGTTCGGGCTAGGCTTTCTTTCGTGTCTTGTTGTAGAGTACATAGCATTATGGGCTAATGGAATAGGACCGCCGTAATTACCTACGAAGAAGCCGAACATATGCTTGATACATATACGTTAGAAGACATCCTTAACTACAACGATTTAACTCCTGCCGATGCTTTAGTTTACTTAGTTGAAGAAGAGTTCTTAATCCTTCCTAAAATTAAACCGCTGGAGTTTTAAGATGAGCACAGCTGAACACATCTATAACTTAGAAATTGCATCGATGTTAATGCTAGGTGCAATAGTCTGTGTTTTAATTTACGCTTATTTGAAATGAATAAGACACACCACCCGGCTGATCGCGCAGAACGCCTGCGTATCAAAGCCAAGAAAGACCGTCGTAAGGACACCTTCCATGGTAAGAAAGCTGACTATCCGTCGGAAGAAGGACTTCCTAGGTTATCCATATCAGGAAGTGACGATGCCACGCCAGACGATCGTTGATTGCATGGCTGCATGGCTTCACGCAACCCGAGCTGTCAAGGACAGCCAAGACATAACCAACATTCAATTCTCCGATCTATTCGGATCGAGCGATACTGAATATACCAAATTAAGAGTATTTACAAAATCATGATCTTAAATTATTAAGATCACTTTAGAAGGAGGTTAGGACTACTAACTATATGGCTAGGAATTACGCGAAAGAAACTGCCTATGAGAATTCTCCGGCGCAAGTCAAACGAAGAGAAGCTCGTAACACAGCTAGACGAAAAGCAATCCGAGCAGGCAAGGTCCATAAAGGTGACGCTAAGGAACTCGACCATGTCGGCTTCCACCGGACAGGTTCTTTGGATCATGTTGCTGTCCGTGTTGTCAGCCGTCACGCCAACAGGATCAGACAACCCAAGAGATCGTAACTAAAACAAATCATTGAAAGACCGAGTAAATGAATTCAGTACAAACAAAAGTTGCAGAACAAATCATTAACATCGCTCCGAAGGTCGAAGACAAAGTCGTCGACGCTTTAGTTTCTCGTGAACTGAACCGTCGATCAGACTCCTTAGTCCAAGCTATGGACAAGCTTTCAAAATTAGAGGTTGATCTAAAGAAGATCAAGCCTGACGTTGTGACCTACGATATCAACGGTAAGGTTGCAAGCGAGAGCTACTCGAAGGTGAAGTCCGAAGAGTACAAGAAGTTGAATGAGAAGATTGGCAAATTTACCAAAGCCATCGCTAAGGCTTTGGAGAACAGTGATTTCTCTGATGTCTACAACCTCGACAAGCAAACTGGAGACCATAAGAAGTCGGATCGAGACGGAGATAGCGAAGAAGCAGTTTCCACACCTGATTTCTAAGGCAGTCGACTTCCATTGTCGACAGGGAATTCGTAAAGGTTGCGACTGTAGTTACTGTCAACTGAAACGAGATTCTCATTATAAGTTCAGCAGAGATTACTACCCTTCGTACTTCCCAACTACTTTCAACGGATATGAGACATACTCGTATGATCCATATCTCAAGTGGCGAATGGAAGGAGAACGGTTTAAACTCCGCGAACTTCTATTAGAACTAAAACACCACCTATAATTAGGACATTTTGTCCCAAAGGAAAGAAACATGAATGTTCAACAGAATACGCCAGTGGCTGAACCCACCCCCGTCAACCCCACAGTATACGTCGATACTGACGGATACGCCATCAATCCAGCTGCTTACGCTGGAGTCGTCCAGTCCGATGACTACCTCGAAGGAGTCGCCTTCGACGACACAGTCGTCTGGGACGACGTCGACCCCGCAGCGGAAGCTCCGGCCGAGGAAGCCACGAAGCATTGAGCGGTTACCGCTGTAGCGCAGCCCTTAAGTTGGGAAATCACTAACAGTATTGGGTGGTTGCGTAAGGTCTGTATACCGCCTTA